ATGAACGAGACGATGATCGTGCGCGGCTTCGTGGCAACGGAGCCCTCGCTGCGCACGTTGGAGAGTGGTCTGCACGTGGTGAGCTTCCGGCTCGGATCCACGCCGCGGCGGTTCGACAAGGCCACCTCGACGTGGGTGGACGGGGAGACCAGCTGGTACACCGTCTCCTGTTTCCGGGAGCTCGCCGTCAATGCGCAGGTGTCGCTGAAGAAGGGCCAGCCCGTCATCGTGTTGGGCCGGCTTAAGGTGCGGCAGTTCTCCCGCACCGACGGAAGCCCCGGCGTGAGCGTGGAGCTGGACGCGGAGACGCTCGGACACGATCTGCGCTTCGGCGCAGGCACCTTCGGGCGGACCAACCGCGAGCAGCACGCCGGCTCGGCGCCCGGGGCGCCGGGTGGCGACGGCGGGGACAGCGCGGAGGGCGGGCCGGCCGAGGACGGGGTGAGCTCGGGGCAGGGAGCTCCGGTGGCGGCCCGGGGAGAGGGAACTCATGCAGCGGTGGCCCCCGATGGCGCCGCAGGCGACGGTGGTGCGGACGGATGGGCGCCGGGGTATGCGGGCCCACCGCCTGACTTTGCCGTCGGCGCGGGGGAGGAACCGAACGGAGACGACGACGCCCTCGAGCCCGGTGTGGATCTCGAGACGGGCGAGATCACCGGGGTGGACGCCGACGCTGCGGCCTGAGGCTGGGTTGCGGGCCCCGCGACCGGGGCGCGGGGCGCCTGGCGCCCGGCGTCGGCCCGCCCCTCCGGCGCCCGCCGTCCCGTCCCCCTGGGGCGGCGGGTCCCCCCACGGCGCTTGCCAGAGCGGATAGACTGAGGGTTGATGGGATCGCGTCCTCACGCGTGCACCCCGTTCCAGTCCCTCTTCCCCTGCGCGGCACCAGCTGCCCGGAGGCGAAGCGCGGCCGGACGGCGGGCAGGCGAGGGAGCGGATCCCGCGCGGGGAACTTCCCGCACCACCCCCGGGCACGGCCGTTGGCTTGGCCCCTCGCAAGCACGAAGAGTGGAGAGCATGGCGGAGTTCATCTACACCATGTTTTCCCCGGGGTGCGCGCTTCCCAGCGTTGGCGCGGATTGTGCCCCTACTTCCGTGTAATTCCGGGGATCTGCTTAGGTGAGGCCGGGGTGCCTGCACGCTCTGCGCGTGAACTGAAACGACAGAGAAACGACAGAGAGCACGAGGCCCGTGAGGCGGCCGCGCCGCCGGGTCCCAGCCGAGCCGGGACAAACGGCCACAATCTTGCCGCTTGGTATCGTCGGGGACAAAGCGAGGCCTTGGTGAAACGACGAAAGCGCCCCACCCTGTGAAGGGTGGGGCGCTTTGTCATGCCTGGTGCCGTCCGGGTTCGTCCTGGATGGCGTGGCCGGAGTAGTCGGCGTCGGGGTCGGAGCCGTCGTAGGCGGGGAGCTCGTCCACCGACTCCGGCTCCTGGACCTCGAGGTCAGCGGCCGCGGCCGCAGTGTTCGCCGCGGCGATCGCCTGGGCCTCGGCGAGCTCGGGATCCACGCTGGCCGGCACGGGGGCCGGGTTCACGATGGACGTGAGCACAGAGGCGAGCGTGGCCAGGGCCGCGATGGACAGCGCGAGGCCCCACTGGACGGCGCCGAATGCGATGCCGGTGCCGCCGATGGAGCCGAGCAGGGACTGGGCGAAGGTCTTGATGGCGCGCTCGGCGGCGCCCTTCCAGAATGCGATGGTGAACATGTTCATCCTCAGACGTTGATGCCGTGCTTGCGCAGGGCCTTGATGGTGGTGGGGCCGACTACTCCGTCGGGCTTGAGGCCGGTGCGGCGCTGGAACTCGCGCACGACCTTGGCGGTGTAGGGACCGAACTTCCCGTCGCCGCCGCCGGCGAAGCGGCTGTAGGCGGGGAAGGCGCGGTTGAGCCCGGCCTGCAGCTTCTTGATGCGGGCGGCGTTGTTCTTGGGGTTGCCCTCGTAGAGCAGAGAGGTCGATCCCTTCGCCGCGGTGACGGCGGGCTTCTTGGTGGGGGTCTTGCCGGTGGTCGAGGGGGCCTTCTCGCCGCGGAGCTTGGCGGCGACGCGGGCCACGGCGGCGGCGTTGGCGTTGATCTCGAAGTGCATGCCGTCGACGATGGAGAGCTTGCGGTTGTAGTCCTCGCCCCAGCGCACGACGTTCTCGAGCTGGTTGCGGAGGAAGCCACGGATCTTGGCGGCCTGCGCGGGCGTCCAGGTCCCCTCGCGTCCGCGCCCGTGCAGGAGCGCGTTCACGTCGATGGCCGTGTAGCTGGCGTGGTTGGAGTAGCCGGTGGTCTTGCCGCGGATGGGGCGGACGTTTCCGCCCCAGTCGTCGGCCCCGCGCTCCAGGCTCTCGACCTCTCGGTCGATGAACTCCACGAGGGCGGTGAAGATCGTGGCCACATCGCCGGCACGCACGCGGCCGATGATGTGGGGGATCTTGGTGGTGTTCTTGTCAGTGGCCGTGAAGATCACGGGCCACCCGTTCTGGCTGATGGCGCTCGCCATGTCAGGCCTCCTTGGGCATGAGGAAGCCCCGCGGCCCTGGAACGGGCGGCGGGGCTGGTGGTCAGTTGTTGTTGCGGGAGGCGGCGCGTTCGGCTTGGGTGCGGCGCCAGGCGTTCATCCGCCAGGTGAAGGGCGGGGACGGGGGCGGGTTGCCGGCGGCGTAGTGCTCGTCGGTGGCGTGGGCCCACTGGTCGTAGTCGGTGAGGGTTTCGCGGAAGTCGCGGACGGTGTCGTCTGCGAGGGCGGCTTCGCGGCGGGCGGCGTCGCGCTCGTCGCGGGCTTCTTGCAGCCCGGCTTCGGTGACGGCTTGGCGTTCGCGCACGGCGGTGAGCTCCTGGCGGAACGTGTCCATGAGGGCGGTGTTCGCGGCTTGGTCGGCTTGGCGTTGAGCGGCGTGTGTGTCCGCGTTGGTTTTGCGGAGCACGCCCCAGAGGGCGAGTCCGCCGACGATGGCGCCGGACGCGAGGCTGATGACGGCGACGATGACCTCGGAGGGGACGACGTCGAAGAACGTGGGCCCGGGGGCTTCGAAGTGGTGCAGAATCACGGGGTCACCGCCTCCGGCACTGGTTCCGGCACGACAACTGGCCCGCCGAGTTGGTCCACGAGGAACTGGGAGTTGTCGGCGGCGCGTTGTGCTTCGGTGCGGATGTCGGCGAGCAGGTCGGCTTGCGCGGCGGCTTCACGGGCCGCAGCGAGGGCGCGCAGGGTCGCGGCGTTACTCGTGCCCATCAGTCCACCTCGAATCGCAGGCCGCGCAGTGGCCGCCATGCGTTCGTTGCGGCCGACGCCCAGAGCGTGACAACACCGTCGGGGGCCGCCTGCATAGACAAGCCCAGCGTTGCGTTCGATGTGTTCTGCGGATACGTGTCACCCGCTGGGGGACGGAATCCAGCCGGTAGCGTGAACGGTGACGTCCAACCCGTCGCGGTCGTGTGCACCACATGGCCACGCACGCGAACATCCTTACCGATGCGACGGACGGCAACCTGTGTCGAGCCGCCCTGCGTCCAACCGCTATTCAGGGTGAGCGCCACCCACCCCGTGTCATACGCCGAAGCGCCAGACGGGGACATGGCCTTGATGAAGTTGACGATCTCCACGAACCAACCGACAAGGCGGGGGAGCCCGTTGATGGAGAGCGGGGACGAGCCGCTGGGTGCGTCTGGGGCTGCGGCTGTCGTTGGTGACGCCATGCGGGCCTCCTAGAGAGTCTTGGGTACGACGAAGGCCCCCGACTCGTGCAGAGTCAGGGGCCTTCGGTGTGTGTTGGGTGTGGGCTAGTAGTCCACGAGGGTTGCTGAAGCCCAACGATCAAAGTCGTCGAAACTGTTGACGCCAGCGTTGGCAAGGGCCGTGTTCAGCTGGTCGAACGTCTCGACACTGTTCGCCTGGCACCACGCATCAAAGTCACGGAACACGTCCGTCAACAATGCGACATCGAGGGTCTGCGTGATCTCGCCAGCAGACCCGCTCAAGCTGATGCCAGTGACGAGACCCTTCGACTTGAGCGGCTTGTGTTCCTCGGAGCGTTTCTCTTCGGTGAGCACGATGATGTCGCCGAGCTGCCGGGCGAGGTCGGGCTTAACCTTCACCTGGTCGAGGGTCGGCTGTTGCGCCTGGAACTGCGACACGAGCCACGTCAGCATCTCGTTTGCCGTGGTCGAGTCCTGCACCCACTGGCCCGCGTCAAACCGGAACTCCGACAGCGCCGCATCCTCGGGCGCACCCCACTCCACCGTCTCCGGCTCTCCTGCGACAACTTGAATCGAAGTTCGGGCAATCAGGAGCGGGTTGCCATTGCCGTCCACCAGCCACCAACCACCAGACGTGAAGTTCACAACGGTGATCTGCACACGAAACGGCGTGACCATCTTCGCGGAAACAGTGAGGTGGGAGCTGGTCGGCCTTTCTCCAGTCCCGTCACGATTCGCCGCGGCAGCCCACTTCGACCCCTTGAGCCCGGACGGGTCGGACGCGTCCTCCCAGATCGCCTTGAACGGCGCCACACGGTCCGAAGCCGACTCGAGGTCTTGCGTGAACACCTTGGTAGCCCACGGACCGACATAGATGGGGTTTGTCGCTTCCCAGAGTGTGAGTCGAGAGTCTGACGACGTGGCGCTGTTGGCGGGCGTGTAGGACACGACGACACGGTCGGCTGACTCATCGTCGGTGATCGTCCACGGCACATCATCGAGCTGCTCGTCAGCGTTGACTCGCTCGACTGGCGAGCCGCCACGCAGGGATTCGCGAGACCGGTACACGAGGGCACCGGTCTCGTCGATCCATGCGGCACCCATCGTGGCTTTCGCGATCTCCTGGATGACATCCCAGCAGGTGCGACCGGCGAGGTTGAATACACCGGTCAACGGGGTGTTCGCGAACTCGATCTTCGTGTTCGCGGCCTCGAAGTTGTAGAGATCGGAGATTCCGCCGGGAAAATGACTGATCTCTACCGCAAGGTCGCGGACAAACCCGCCTCGCGCTGGGGTGACCGTAATCACCTCGGATGCGGCCTGGCTCGGGAGGGCCGGCCAGCCCGATGCTGTGTTCGACTCTGACCAGTCGCCCGCCTCAGGTGTGAACCCGATAACGCTCAGAAATGCAACCCCGTTGTTCACGCGCCCAGAGACGGACACGCGCCCCTTTGCGAGTTTCTTGCCAGTCAACAAGACGGTGAGCGTGTTTGCTCCGACAGTCATGGAGACGACGGAAGGAGAGACCGTGAGTGAGACGTCCTCAGACGCAACGGTGACACCGTCGCCTTCAACATCCGCCAGGACAGTCAGTCCGCGGCTTGTAGACATGCCTCCGCCGGAACCACCTGCCCATGCGACAGCTCCCGAGTTTCGGAACGTGAGTTTACCGCCGGAGTACCACTGCTCACCAGAACGGTTCGTCCACGCAGGGGCTACTGCCGAGGTGAGCGAGCCGACAGTTGGGGTCACCGAGCCGATGAGCGGAACATGGAGGGCATACGACCCGGCCACAAAGTCGTGCCACGACTCGTTCGAGGCGTTGGGTAGCCGGGACGGCCTAAACCCTGCTATGCGGGCCGCCTCAGCCACAACGTACGACGCATCGAACGCGGCGGTGGAAGACGCTACAGCTACGTTGGAAGTGAACTTGCGCTGCATCCCCGGCACAGTCTCGGCAATGGACATGGACACGTCGCTTGACCCTGCCGACCCGGAAACCGAGTGCGAGGTCATCGAACCAAGCGGCAGGCGCGCTTCAGCGGACATGTGCGCGAACCCCGCCTCGGGATGGGCGCGCCGCTTCTCAAAAGCGTCAAGGAACGCCTGCCCCGTCAGCGCGTCATATGCCATGGGCTCAGGTTGCGCGACGCCGCTGTACGCCCACAGCCTGCACGCACCACCAGCCCGCACCAGGCGGCTGCCGAACGGCGACACCCGCCCATCACGGGCCTGCGGAAGCGTCACCGAACCAGAACCCACAGACAGCCCAGAACCGCCACGAGCGGCGCCAGGAAGGCCGCCACCAGTGAGCGTGCGCTGAACCTGCCACGAGCCCGCCTCAACGAACCCGCCAGGCAATGACGCGTCCCGGTTCGGCCACGCCTTCTCATCCAGCTCAGCGAACACCCGCACCGGGGCGTCATCGCTCCAGCGAACCGGCTTCTTCTGCATGTGGCCTCCTAGAAGTTGCCTTGCACGCCGATCTCTTTGAGCTCGACGTCATAGTCGGTGAGCGTCTGTGTGCCCGTCACGAGCTGGTATGTGCGTCCCGGATCAGTCACCGCGACGCGAGTAGGCGTTCCCTCAGACGGGTAGAACGTCCCGTCAGCGGCGCCCTCATGGATGCGTACGCCAGACACCACACGCCCGGCGGGTCGGGTTAGCGTCATCACCCGAGACACCGTGGGCGTGAACGTGGTCTGCGATAGCCCACCGACCGGGGCGGGCATCGAGTACGCCGGGTTGCCCGTCTCCTGGTAAGTCAGCGGGTACGTCGTCCCCGTCGTCCACGCAGACAGCGTGTACGTGCGCCCAGCCAGCACGAAAGCTCGCGCCTTCGTCCATCTGACTGGCGGCATCGGAATGCCAGCAACCGGCACCATAGACGGCACCGTGGCGCTCGCATTCGCCGTTCCTGACCACGCATACCCAGGCGACGCCCCATCGAAATACGAGCCATCCGACACGCCTTCCTCGAGCGTGATCGAATCCACCCACAGGTTCCCGGCACGCATCGAATAGAACTGGGTGTCGAGACTCAGGGAAGCCTCGGTCGCATCCTCAGGAATCGTGAACTGGAATACCTGACGACCCACCCACGCACGCATCGGAATCGCAGTACCAACAGCAAAAGTGCCTTCCCCAAACGGACCCTGAGCCTCAAGTGTCCACGCGATGTTCGGCTGCTCCGGCGAGTCGCCAGAACCCAGCGCGGCAGTGGGCTCAAACCGCATCATCGCTGACACCGTGTACGTCCGCCCCGGCTGCATCCCGGTGCGGGCCAGCGTGCCAGCGAACGCGCCGAATGGTCGCACGCTCCCATACGTCGTGAACGTGAACTTCGCCGAGCGCGTGCCACCGTCAAACCAATCCGTCGCGAGCGCCCCAGTCGGCTTCGTCGCAGACGGGCCGTCATACGCCGGCGCGACACCGAACTGCGTGAACCCCGACTCCCACCCAGGATTCACACACAAATTCGTCCGAGTCGCCGGAATGCCAAAACTGTCCTTCGCCGGCAAAAGATTCCGCCGCGCACACGCCCGGTCATACAGGTAGAAAGCAGACGCCGGAGAATGCGCCGCGATGTCCAAAAGGCGGGCGAACTCATTGTCCTGCCAGCCCCGCGCAACACGCCACGTCCGCGGACTCGAAGCGCCCTGCCGAGCCCACCGAACACCACCACCCGACACAAACTCAGAGCGACCACGCCCCGACTCCACGCCAGCACCGGGGGCCACAACCAGATCGGCCATGGCCCCCAGAGGCCCAAACGAAAATGCCGCAACCACGTGCGGGCCTCCTCACTTCAGGCGCGGAGTAACCCGCGCAATCTCCTGACCAAGACGAGCCACTTCACGGTCGCCAATAGCAACCGGCGCCGGCTGCATCTGCACTCGAGTCATCGCCTCAGCCAGACGGTCGTAATCAAACTCGGCAGGTTGCCCCTGCGAAGCCGCAAACGCCTGCACCTCAGCCGAAGCCGGGAGCCGGTACTGCGGCTGATACGCCGCCGCCTGAGCCTCCGCAAGATCCCGCATCGCACGCTCGTTCTCCGGAATGGAGTCACGAACACCCAACGCAGCACCCTTACCAGCCCACACACCCGCCGCCTTCAGAACACGAGACGGCGACTTGATGCCCAACGCCTTGCGGAACGCCTTCTCGCCAGCCGTGCCCATCTTCGCGAACGCCTTCTCAACGGCGGAGATCTGGGACTCAATGCCCTTCACCACGCCCTGCGCCGCGTTCACGCCGCCCGTGTACATCGACTCGGTGAGGTACGTGCCAGTGGCCGCCCCGTACCGCTCGACGTCCTTGAAGTAGGACGTCAACTGCCGCTGCTCCGTGGTGTCCATCGTCATCAGCGCGTCGGCCAGCTCGAACGTCTGAGTTGACGCCCACTCGTCGATGACCTGCTGGATCATCGCGGACGGGAAGCCCCACTTCTTAAGCCAAGCCACCTTCTGCGACAGCTTCTTCGCGCCTGCCGCCATGTTCTTGCCGTAAGCAAGGACAGACTTGTCGGTTACCTTCTGCTTGTAGCCCCACTGATCCGTCTTGCCGGTCAGTGAACCGAAGTCCATCGCACCCTTGACCTGGTCGCGCACACCGTCATGCACACCAGCGAGCTCGTCGTACTTCGACTGAGCCGACTCAAGACGCTTCTCAAGCATCCCCTGCTTGAGCGTCAGGCTCTTGGTCTGGCGCTCCTGCGCGTAGGCGAGCTTGCGCATGGTGGCGCGTTGCTTCGGAGACAGATCCTTGTTATTCGACGCCTCGAACAGTGCATCGACGCCCGAGTAGTTCCCCGCGCCGTAGTTGTCCCGGATGTCACCCCGGTACAGGTCACGGCGCGTGTCGAACTCGAGCTCGCGCAGACGGCTCGTGCGCTCACGATCATCCTGGTAGGCCTTCTCGGCGCGCTCCAAGGCCTTGTCAGCCTTGTCCGACCGCTTCTTCGCCGCCGACAACTTCGACTTCGCCGACGACTTCGCGCCCTTGTTGGCCTTCTTCCCGTCGATCTTGTCGTAGGTCTTCTGGGCGGCCTTCTCAGCCTTCTCAGCAGCCCGCGCCTCAGCCTTCGCCTTAGCCAGCGCCGTCTTCGACTTTCCCTGATCCTTCGAAGACCACGACACACGACCACCAGACGCCAAAGCCGCGAGCCCCTGCACGGCCGGGTCGTCCGCGTTGATCGCCGACAGGAGCCCGTGGTACTTCTGCGACGACTTCCCGTTGATGATCCACTCGCCGGCATCCACGCGAGCCAACGGCATGCCCTTGTGGTTGACACCGAGGAAACCGTCTGTCTTCTCAGTGCCCGGTCCCGCGGTTGGCAGGCGGTAACCCGCCGCGTGACCCGGGAGTCGGCCGCCAGTCGCCTTGCCGCCTGCGGCCGATGCGGCGGCGGCCAGAGCGCCGGTAGCTCCACCAAACACCGCAGAGATGACCATCTGCCGCGGCTGCGCCAACGCGCTGAGCCAGCGCGACGCGAAGTCACTGCCCTGGACCGCGTTGAACGGGGCGTTCCGAGGGGCGGCCAGCGGGTCCAAGAACCCGGACGCTGAGTTGGAACCCGGCGTAGCGTTGAACGGCGCGTTCCGCGGATCCGCCTTCGGGTCCAGCCACCGGGACGCATCATCCGCGCCCGGAACCGCGTTGACCGGCGCGTCCGTAGGGTACTTGTACCCTTCGAGCCACGGGCCCGCCGAGTCATGCCCCGGAACCGCGTTGACGGAAGCGTCCTTCTCGTCCGGGAGCTGAGCCCAGTACGGCAGGAACGAGTTCTCGCCCGGCTTGACGTTGACCTTGGCGTCGACGCTTTCGGGCACCTCACCCATCGCCGCCTTGGTCTCCTCGGCCGTCTTCTTGGCGGTGTCCTCCATCCAGGACTTGACCTTCACGTCCTTCGGGATGCCCATCACTTCGCGGGCGAGCGCTTCGGCGGCGGACTTGCCGATGCCGAAGCCCTTGGCCGTAGACACAAGGTCGTTGTAGGTGGTGTTCAGACTCGCCTGTAGCTTCCCCTGCCCAACACCGTCGTTCGCCATTGCCGTGACCTTCGCCATGCCATTCTGAGCAAGGCCCTGGAAAGCGGCGTTAGCCTTCTGGCCGGCTTCCGTGGTGAAGTCAAAGTCGGTCTTGGCCTTGTTCAGGGCCTTGCCGAGCTGCCCGGAAGCGATCTCCTTCTGTGTGTCGGCGATCGTCTTGAGGCCCTGCTCGTACTGCACGGCGGCGTCGCGTGCGGACATGGTGGCCATGCCCGACGAGAACAGCAGGTCAAGGAACTTCTGCATGTCCGAGACTGCGCCCTCGGCAGAGACTCCCACCGCGGCGAGAGCTTCCTCTAGCGCGGCGTTGGCTGCCTGCGCCTTCTGTGCGGCCTCGGCCTGCTGCTGCTGTGCGGTCGTGAGCTGCTTGGTCCCATCGGCGGCGGTGGACATGAACTCGGCGCCACCACTCATGGCGGCGTTGAGCAGATCCTGCCCTTCGATGTTCTTGTCCTGCGCATTGGCAGCCTCGACGAGCGCCTTCTTGTAGCCGGGCAGGATGTCCAAGGCGGCCTGCATGGCCTCCGGACCCTCCTTGCCCTGCGCCTTGAATGCGTCCGTGATCTGCTGGAACACCTTCGCTGCGGCCTCGGCGTTGCCGCCGGAGACCATCTTCCCCATCTCGTCAGAGAAGGAGGAGAACTTCTCCTGCAGCTGCGTGAAGTCCGACTTGGCCAGGCCCGTCCACGCGAACGTCTTGTCTGCCCACGAGTTCAGGCCCTGGCCCATCGGCGGGTTCGCGAGCTTCGCGATCGCGTCGTTGAGGTTGTTCACGTCATCGAGGGTGTTCTGCCCGAACATCTTCGCGCCGTCGCCGAGCATCTTGTCGATGCCTGACAGGTCACCGGTGTTGCTGAGCTTGAGGATCGCGTTCGCGAAGTCCTCAGCCGTCGCTACCGATTCCTCGGTGATGGCGTGGCCGACGGCGGACAGGGCTGCCGCGGCGAGCCCGACACCCATGGCGCCCTTGCCGATGACGCCCATGGCCTTGGCAAGCTTGCCCGGTCCCTTCTCGGCGCGGCCGAAGCTGATGCCCAGATCGGAGAGTGCACCCTTGGTGGTGCTGACGAAACCGAGGACCTTGCCGGCGGCACCACCCAGGAGCAGGGCCGCGCCAGCGAAGCCAGTCAGGGACGTCAGGGCAGACTTCACCGGACCCGGGAGCCCGTTGAAGGCGTCAGCGATGCCGCCCACAATCTCGGCGACCGTGCCCACGGCCGGCGCGAGGGCTTCGCCCGCGCTGATCGCCGCGTCCTTGATCTTGTTCCACGCGACCTTCACCTTGGACGCGGCCGTGTCATAGCGCTTGTCTGCCTCGTCGACGAGAGCCGTGTTCTCCTTCCAAGCCTGGTTGCCCAGCTTGAGCGAGTCCGTGAGCAGGTCTCCGGAGTTCGCCAAGGCCAGCATGACCTGGGTTTCTTCGGTGCCCTTGATGCCCATCGACTTGAGGGTCGCCGTGACGTTGCCGCCCTCAGAGTTGACCCGGTTGATGCCCTTCGCGACCAGGTCGAGGGCCTCCATGGGGGCGGACTTGAACTTGGCAGCGAAGTCGTCGGCGCTGACGCCTGCGACCTGAGCGAAAGACTCGAGGGACTGGCCGCCCTCGTCCACCGCCGTGCGCATCTTGAGGAGCACACGGGTGGCGACGCCGCCGCCGAGCTCCGAACGCACACCCATCGACGCGAGGGTGTTGGACAGGGCCAGGAGGTCAGACTCGGACCCGCCAAGGGTCTTCACTGCACCGGCCATACGCTGGGCCATGGAGAGGATCTCAGCCTCGGTCGAGGCGCCGTCGTTGCCAAGGGCCACGAGCGTGGCGCCGAAGCGCGAGACACCTTCGGAGCCGTCGCGGGACATCGTGCCCATGACGTTGGAGATCTGGGCGATGTTCGTGGCGGCATCATCGGCGGTCAGGTTCGTGGTCTCGCCGAGGTCGATCATCGTCTTCGTGAACCCGACGATGTCCTTGCGGGCCACACCGAGCTGGCCGGCGTTCTCTGCGACGGCCGCGATCTCCTGATGGGTGGAAGGCAAGGTCTTGGCGAGGCCGCGCAGACCGGCCTCGACTTCGGCCATCTGCTGCGGGGTCCCGTCGACGGTCTTGGTGACGCCAGTCCAGGCGGACTCCCAGTCCATGGCGGCTTTCACGCCGAGCACGGACGTGGCCGTCAGGGCTGTGCCGGTGCGCATCGCAGTCGAGGACACTTCCGAGAGCGACTGCTGGAACGCCTGCGACCGCTGAGCCGCGTACACGGCGGCGGTCGACTGGGCGGCCAGGCCCATCCGGGCGGCCTTCGATGCAGACACGGTGCGGCCGAACTGGTCGACGAGCTGGCCCTGGGCGTCATACAGGAGGCCGGCGTTCTGCGCGGCTGCGTTGGCGGTCTTGCCCATGGCCAGCGTCGAAGTGGCGACGCGCTGCTGGTTGGTGGCGTTGAGGCGCTGGGCTGCGGCGGCCTTCTCGGCCGACTGCTCGATGACGACGGCGGCCTTCTTCGCGGCCTCCTCCGACTTCTTCGACCCGGACGCCGAGTCCTCGCCCGCCTTCTTGCCCTTGCGGCCAGCGTCCTGGGACTTCTGGCCGAGCTTCTCCTGCGCGGCCCCGGCCTTGTCGGCCCCGGTCTTGGCCTTGTCGGAGCCCTTGGCGGAGTCGTCGCCTGCGGTCTTGGCCTTCCGGCCCGCCTTCTCGGCCTGGTCGGCGGCCTTGCCCTGCGCCTTCGCGCCCTGCTCGGCTCCCTTTTGCGCGGACTGGCCTGCCTTCTCGGCTTCTTTCGCGAGCGACTGGAGCGAGGCGCCGGCCTTACTCATGTTCGCTTCCCAGTTGCTGAGGTCGACGGTCAGGCGGGCGGTGAGGGTCTGAGTCAGGTCGGCCACGCGGGCTCCTTCCAAGAAAAGCGAACCCCCGCCGCCAGGTCAGGCGGCGGGGGTTTCAGCAGGGGAGTCGAGCAAGTCGACAAGAGACAGGGCGACGTGCTCGGGGATCCCGTGCTCGCCGTAAACGCCGGTCTTGCCAGTGACCTCGGAGACGTACTCACGCACCCGGTCGGAGGCATGACAGACGTCCTCGCGGACCTCGAAACGGTCCAGGTTCTCCACGCCGCGGCACACCCACACGGGTTGCCCGCACTTCGAACACAGGGAGTCCTCGTACACCTGCAGGGCCAGCGCCATGCGCCGGTCCCGGTCGTTGATGCGGGTGACGTCGTGCCGGTGCGGGTCGTCGCGGTCGCGCAGGCTGAGTAGCACGGTGATGGGCCAGCCCTGGGAGCGGGCGGCGCGGGCCTCAGAGAGCAGGTGAGACCAGCGCCGCCGGCTCATCGCCCTCGCTAGAAAGGGGCCGTGACCGCTTCCACGGGCGCGTGGGTTGCCTGCGACCAGGCGTTCTGCAGCAGGACGATCTGAGGGTCGCCGATGACGCGGTTGAGCTTGTCGAGGCGCTCCCGGCCGATGGGCTCCCACTGACCGTTCTTGCCGCGGATGTGCACGCGCTCGGCGAGGATGCGGAAGGAGCGCTCGAGGCCGACGATCGCGTCGGAAGCCTGCGCCACGGCGGCCTGCACCGCGGCAAGAGTCTCCTTCGCGCCCATGCTCAGCGCCGTGGCGAGCTCCGTCGTGTCCGTGCGGGCCTCGTCTTCGGCGGCCTTGCGGGCGTCGGCGAGGTCGTGCTTCACGGCCTTCTCGACGTCCTTGACCTCCTCCTCGATCGAACCTTCGACCTTGACCTCGGTGCGGGAAGCGTGGAGCTTCGCGGTGAGGGTGTCGCGCTCCTGCTCGAGCTCGGCGCGCAGTGCGGCCTGCGGGTCCACCGGATCGCCGAGGGAACGTTCGGGGGCGTTCTCCTTCGTCGGGGCGGGCGGCAGCGCGTCGAGGCGCTCACGGACGGCGATCAGCTCGCCGTACACGTCCGGGCGGGCGTAGAGGGTGACGAGGCGGGAGGGGCGCTCGGCGCCGGACAGCCAGGCGTCGAAGTCAAAGCCCTCAGTCAGGTCGGCGGCGGTCGGGGTGGTGGTGTTCTCGGACATGTCAGGCTCCTAAGAATGTGGTGGTGCCAGGCGGTGAAGGGGTAGTGCGGCCCCGCCCCCGTGCCTGACTACGGGGGCGGGGCCGGGCATGAAAAAGCCCCCGGGCCACGAGGTGTGGCGGGGGCTTGGTATGCGGGGAGTGGCTACCTCATCAGGCGCCGGCGGCGACCTTGGCGCGCTCGTCGACGTTGTCCTGCACGTAGAACTGGACCTTGAACTTCTCGAATCCGGCATCGGCGGGGGAGAGGATCTGCGGGACGCCGGAGATCACCTGGTAGACCTGCACCTCGTCGCCGGCCTTGAACGGCGACTCGAACGGCTTCTTGTCGGGCTCCCCCTGACCGATGCGGCGCACGAGGTAGCCGTTGATGCCCTTCTTGGTGAAGGTCGTCCACGCCTTGTCTTCGGCGGTCTCGGTGTACCGGAAGAAGTTCATCGCGGCCTCGTAGTTGTCTCGGCCCGGGACGGAGGAGTTGGTCGAGGTGCACAGCGCCGGGTCCGACACGTCGTCGTTGCCGGTGGCTCCGAGCACGAAGTCGGCCGCGGTGATCGCGCAGGACAGGTCGAGGACGCCGGAGCCGGTGAGCTCCGAGACCTTCGGGGCGCGGTGGTCGGCGAGGGTGGGGACGAACGCGAGCTTGGTGTTCGCGTCGTTGAGCATCTTGGGCATGTCAGTTGCCTTCCTTGGTGGAGGGGGTCTCCCGCAGGTTCGGGAAGTTGTCGAGCCACGTCTCGGGCACCAGGTCGGGGTTCTTGGCCCCGGTTTCCGGGTCGTAGACGTGGATGAGTCGCCGCGGATCGCGGGCTCGCACCTTGGCCGCCGGGGCGGTTTCGGGCGCGCTGGTGTTGGCGGCCGACTTGGTGTCGGTCGCCTTGGGGGCGGTTGCCACGAGGGGCCTCCTATTGGGTGGTGACGAGCCGGAACCGCAGCGGCATGAACATGCGCACGGGGGTGACGGTGTTGTCGGGGATGGGGGAGAGCTGCCGGTTGTGGTCGGCGTCAGGGATGAGCCAGCCGCCGCCCACATGCAGGTTGCGCAGGGCGGCGAGGACGGCGCGGGCGCCGTCGCGGCACACGGCGCCACTGGGGCCCACGACGGTGACCTGGGGTCGCCAGTCGAGGACGTCGGCCGCGGAGAGCCGGGTGAGGTCTCGCTCCGCGGGGATGTCGTCGCCCGTCCCGGCCCACAGGACCGCGTAGGGCTTCACGAACTTTCCCTGGCCCGTCGTGGGGATCGTGTCGGGCACCTGACCGTCGTACACGCCACCGGTCAGCCCGGGAACGCCCTGCAGCACGGCCATGACGATCGCGGAAGGGTCAGCCACCGGGCATCACCTTCTTCGCCGCAGCCGCCAGCGCCGTCGTGAACGACTGCGCATTCCGATCGAGCGCGGGGAACAGGTACGGCTGGGCTGCCATCCGGCTCGTGCCGAGCTCGACGTAGTGGGCGTAGTTCACACCCGGCCGCACCGTGGCGGACAGGCCCGCCACGTCAGCGGTGATCGACGAGCGCAGCGCGCCCGTGTCCACCGGCGCGGACTGCGCCGCCTGGGTCGCCACATCAGCGGCGACCTTCGCCACGACCTTCTGTGCGAGAGGCTGCAGCTTCGGCGCCGCCCGGTTGAGCTTGCGCCCAAAGTCCTTCGCGTCGGAGAAGTCGAACACGTCACCCTCCGTCCGTGGACTGCAGCATGAGGTCGCACTCCCACAGCTCGGAGCCCTGCAGGGCGTCGAGGATCATGTAGGAGCGCCCGCCCGCCTTGAGCACGTCCCCGGCCTCGCCGGAGCGCACGAGGGCGAGCACCTCGTAGGGGAGTACGGCCAGGTAGTCACGCACCTGCACGGCCTGATCGGCGACGACTTTGCCGCCGTCGCCGGTGGCGCGCTGCTGTAGGCGACACTGGCCCGACCACACGAGGACCGCGGGGGCCTCGTCCTGCCCGAAGGGTGGCGGCCCGTCACCAGGCCGCCACACCTCGCACGCCAGGTTGAAGGATCCCTCAACCACGGGCCGGTGGTGCGCCGACCAGCCCACCGGGATCACCCGCGTGCCGTTCAGCGGGGCCACGCCGACCACTCCTCGCCCTCGAGACGGGCCGAGGCTCCGTCCGGGATCACGTGGAAGAAACCGACGTTCGGGTCGTCCTGGGCCTTCTCGGTGGCGACCTCGGTGCGGAGGCGCTTCGCGTGCTCGCGGAGCTCCTTCGACACCGCGGTGCCGTCCGTGGAGAGATCCTGGGTGGTGATCTTCTTGGAGACCATCACCTCGGACACGGCGATCTGGTCGAGGAGGTCCGCGGCGGCCAGCTTCACCCGGTGGGCGTCACTGTCCGCCGCGAACATCGCCAGGGCGTCGGTGACGGCCTGGTCGTCGAACAGGGCGCCGTCCGGGTCGGCCACGGTGCGCCGGACCAGCCGGATCATCTGCTGCTCATCCACGAGGGACTCCTCTCAGGTGGCGGCTGGCCCGGCGCCCGGTCACGCGGCGCCGTTGGAGGCGTAGACGCCGGTGCCGAAGCCCTTGTCGATGCCGAAGAACGTGCGGCCGCGGTACCAGATGGTGTCGTCGTTGAACGAGCCCTGATCAGCGCTGATCGCGCCGCCGCCGACGTTGGTGCCCTGGTCGTTCTTGACGCGGATGTCGACGTTGCCGTCGTGGCCCTCAAGGCCCGTGTCGATCAGGGACGGGAGCGTGGAGCCCTTGCCCTGGACGAGCGCCCAGGCCTTGGACTGGTTCGCGCCCAGGCGCTTACCGACCGAGCGGGAGACGAGGAGGGTGACGAGGCCCTTGAAGGGGTTCGGCACCTCCGTGCGGGTCTCCTTGTTGCCGACGGTCTGCTTGATGACCAGTCGGTCAACGTTGAGCAGGCGGGCGGCCTGAGTCTGCAGGCCAGGGCCGACCACCAGCACCAGGTTGGACGTATCCACCAGGTCACCGCGGTGATCCTCACGGATCGCCAGGGCGTTGATCGCGGCATCCAGACCGTCAGCGTCCAGCGCGGTGGACTGCACCGCGCCGAACAGGGCCGGGTCCCACGCGCCAGCGGCGGTGACCAGGGCGGACGCGGCGGCCGTGTTCTTGGCCTTCACCGCGCCGTTGCCGAGCAGGGTCGGGAAGTTCGCCAGGTCGGAGAACAGGCGACGCAGGCGCAGCTCGAACGTCAAGCCGTAAGACTTGCCCCACTTGGCGGTGCCGTGGTCCAGGTCGGTCTCGTTCAGCGAGCCGCCCTTGTACTCCTCGCCCTCGCGGACGCGCTCGAACTCGTCGGCGCCCCACAGGTCGACCAGCTTGTGGCGCTGGAAGTCCGGGACGGTGGTGTGCGCGAGGATCGGGTCGAACTCGTTGACCGCGGCCTTCTGCGCCACGATGGCCTTCTTGGTGAAGGCGTCACCCAGGAGCTTGGGGAAGTCCGGGGTGGAGAACGCCTCCTGCAGTTCGGCCTGCTGGATGGGCGAGCCGGTGCGACCGGCGTTGAAGAACTTGGCGGCCTCGTGCACCTTCTCCTGGTGGGAGGGGGCGGCGCGGAAGCCGTGCTTGTCGAAGTTCATGATGTGGTCGTCCTTTCTCAGGCCGTCGGGGCCGTGCGGCCGAGCGGGGCGACCTCGACGACACCGGCCGCCGCGGCCTTGGTGCCGATGGCGGCGCCCCAGGGCTTGTTGCCGGAGGCGGTCGTGTTGAGCGCGCCGGCGGGGGTGATGTAGACGGTCGCGCCGGGCGTGGTGGCGCCGGTGACGGTGACGTCGTAGGAGCCGTCCAGCCAGACGGTGGCGGTCTCGCCGGACTTGCCGCCGTTGAGGGCGACGCCATTGAAGATGCCGATGTTGACGGGCTCGCCGGGAGCGCGGTCGTAGGGCAGGGGGAGCGCGATGTGACGCGACTCGGTGTAACGCTGGTTCTTCGCCATGATGTGGGTGCCTCCTTAGAGCGCGTTGGCGATGTCCTCGTCCGTCGGCAGCGCCGCGGACTCGGAGACGTGGGTGGAGCCGAGCCCGGCGGGCTGGCCGGCCTTGTGGGCTTCGGCGGCCTGGGCGGCCTCGCGGACGGCCTTCTCGTCGAAGGTGCCCTGCTCGGCGGCGTGCTTGGCGGACTCGACGATGAACGCGGGCGCGTCCTCGCCGAAGGCTTCCTTGACGACCTTTTCGGCGGCGGCCACGCGGGCCTCCTTGGCCTCGGTCTCGCGCTTCTCGGCGTCGGCCTTGAGCGTCGCGTTCTCGGTCGCGAGCGCCTCGGCCCGGCCGGCGGACTCGCGGAGCTTGTCCAGCTCCGCCTGTTCAATCTGCGGCATGTCATCCTCCTGATGGGGTGTGCCTTGGATGGTGGAATCCCCAGCCGGGTTGGTCTTGGGGGCCCCGGCCTCGACGGCAGGGGAGTTGGTGGGGGCGTCGTCCCAGATGTCGCGGGACGAGAGGCCGGGAAGCGCGGCGATCGCGCCGGTGATGGACGCGACGGCGGACGCCGCGGCGACCTGCAGCACGTCCCATTCCTCGCGGGTGAGTCGCCCCTCGCCGTACATGTCGGCGAACAGCTCGTTGAGGTAGCGGTGCGTGCGCGCCTCAAGGAACGTGGCGACGGTGCGGGCTTCCTCGGCGCGACCGGACTCGAGGACGGTGAACGTGCCGCCGCGCCCGGGCACGGTCACGAAGTCGACCGTGTTCAGGGGCGAGGGGTACATGGCCTCGACGATCATCGGTAGCCCGTCCGGTGCTGTGCCAGGATCGAACGACGCGGCGGAGGCGATCGACACGTGGGCCACGCCAGCGGCCTCGCGCATGTGCTGCCCATTGAGGCCAATCGGGCGAGCCTCGGCCACGAGAGCCTGGCCGTCCCAGCGGGCGTCCTCAGTGAGTACAGCGGCCAGGGTGGCGACGGACCGCACGCCACGCTCGTACCGCTCCGTTTCCGTCTGGTGATCCAGGTGCATGGCGGTACCTTCGGGGAACACCTTGGCTGTCGCTGCGGCCTCGAGGACCTCGGGCGTATAGAAGCCCGAAGCGCCTCGACCGGGCGTTATCAGGGTGACGAGGAACCGGCCGCCAGATGAGGTGACGGCACCTGACTCGGTGACGCGTTCGACGGGCGGGGCGGTGGTGGCGGACTCGGTGGCCCAGCCGTGGATGGTGGTGGTCAAGGGTGGCCTCCTACACTGGGGCGATGGGCATGGACGACGCGAATGAGCGCCGCGGCGAGCCGGGGGCTTGCCCGGGCCACTCTTGGGTGGCGGGCGAGGTGCTGCTGAAACCTCGCGGGGCTCAGCTGACGGTGGTGTGTGTGTACTGCGACGCGATCCAGGTGGAGCCGTCGAAGAACGCGGACTTCTACCGGGACACGGCGTTGGAGGACGAGGCGCTACAGCTCGTCTACGAGGAGTTCGTGAAGCGGGCGGAGGCGGAGGGAATCACGCCAGCCGACGTTCTGCTGAAAATGGGACAGGTCTTCCCACCGGACTTTCCCGTCATGGAGTAGCTGGGCGCGGGCCCGTCCGATCATGCGGTCCTGCGACTCGGGGGTGAGGTTGTCCCACCACGCATCCCGGTCGCGCCACACGGGCTCCGGTTCGTCGACGCCGTCGAGGCCGAGCTCGGCCCACGTCTTCGTGACGTCCGTGAAGCAGCAGCGGCCGTTGGGGTGATCCCAGGGCCCGTCGGTGCCGGGCGGGTACATGCGCCCGTGGCGTCCGATGCAGGATGCGCAGGTGCGCGGCCCAAGCTCGGCAGTCCAGCGGCGCCCCGCCAGGATCTCCGTGTTCGCCTGGGAGGCGTGCCGGGATGCGGCGCGGTATGCGTCGAGGATCTCCGTGCGTGCGATCGTGGAGGCCCGGCTGATGCCGCCGTTGAAGGCTCCCTCTGTGCGGTCCATGATGCGGCGCGCCACGGTGCGCGGGTTGTCGCCCACGGCGATGCCACGCACAAGCTCGGCCCGCATCGCGGCCACCGACTCAGCCGACAGGGCCCGGTACTGCGAGTGGATGCGCTGCTGGGTGCGCATCACGATCGCGTCCAGGGCGTCCGGCGCCGGGTGCGCCACCGGGAGCGTGGACCCTGCCGGGAGCTGGGTGCGGACGCTGGCCTCGAGGTCGGGGCCAGCGGCGGACACCTCGGCGGGGATGATCGCGGCCGCCGATTCGCCGGTGGTTTTGGCGACCTCCTTGATGGTGGCGCGCACCTGCGCGAGCGCGGCCCGGAGCCGGGCGTCTTTCGCCACGGCGTGGCGCGGCACCCGGCCGTCCTGCGCGTACCGCACCATCAGATCCAGCAGGGACGCCAGTAGCTCCGGAGAGATCAGGTCCCAAGCGTCGGCCCAGGCCCGCGTGATCGCGAGCTCCTGCTCGCGGGTCGCGTTGATGAGGCGGGCGCGGGTGGCGGCGGCCACGCGCAGAGTGTCCTCCGTGATGGCCACCGCCCCACCCCCTTACTCGGTCTCGGGCTCGTCATCCGGTGCGGGCGGCTTGCCGCCGCGGTACCGATTCGCGAGCGCGGCGCCGACCTGCTCGTCGTTGTCGCGCTGGTCGACCCACTCGCCCGCGTCGTCGGTCATCTTGTCGATGAGCTCGGCCACGTTGGGCACGCGCAGCGCGTGGAGCACGAGCTTGGCCAGCTCGACCATCGGCAGGACGCCGAGGCTGTCGGCGACCTCGAGCGCGTCGAGCACCGTCTTCACGTCGGGTTCGTCCATGTCCGGCCAGACCACGTTGATGGTGACCTCGGTGGCGTCCGTGAACTCCACCGTCATGCGGTCGTCCTCGGGGACCACGCGGCCCTTGAGGGAGCCTCGCGGGGCGATGACGTGCTGCTCGATGACGAACTGGATGGACGCCCGGTCGGCGGCCTCCCAGAGTCGCTGACGGGCGCGCATCGCATCCTTGGTGGGCTTGTCCAGGGTCTCGGCCACGGCGCGGGCCCCGGTCGTTCCGGGGTCAGCGGTGAGCATCGTGACGGGCAGGTCCAGGGCCGCGGCCACGAGCGACACGATCGGCCGGCCCGAGTCCGCGTCGACGGTCGCGCCGGACACGTTCGCGGCCTTGAGTTCGCCGGTGCCCGTGGCGATCGTCCCGCCGGCGCCCTGCATGCTGGCGACGGCCTGCGCCGCGGCGCGCATCTGCTGGGACTTGCCGTTGGGGTCGACCACCTGCCACGCGACCTTGGAGAGCGCCTTCACGAGGGTGAGCCAGTCGGACAGGAAGCCCTCGTAGCGGATCGCGAACGGTGCCGCCGCGTAGGCGTCGGGGATGCCCCAGCGGGAGCCGCGCCCCGCGGTGCGGGAGGACACGTGCAGGATCGCCGCGCCGCCGATCTCGCCGGGCCACAGCACCTCGATGCCGTCGATGAGCTTCGGCTTGGCGCGGGGCTGATGCCGCAGGTCCGGATACCAGGCCTTGCGCTGCACGGCGGAGAGCCCGTAGCCGGTCTCCGTCCACTCGCGCAGGTAGTAGTGCGGGGTGAAGCGGTCGCCGGGCGCCGTCATGATCTGGGTGATCTCGTTGAACGTGATCGGGCGGACCTGCACGTGCCCGGTCATGCGGTCCACGAAGTGAGCGCGGAAGTGGTTGCCGTCGGAGAACAGGTCGCCTTCGGCTTCCTCGCGGGCCTCGGCGCCGAAACAGGCGGCCTCGTTGCGCTCATCGGTCAGGAAGCCCTGCACCACGTGGTCGACGTCCTGGCCGTTCTCCTGCTCGGCGGCGCTGATCGTCACGCCAGTGCCCCACACGTACCCGGTGCGCACGCCCAGGGCGCGGCGCAGGAGCGGGTTCGCGACGGTGAGGCCGCGCAGGGTGTCGGCCTTCGCGCCGAGCTCCTCCCGGCTGATGAGGTCCGATCCGAGCCCGGTGAGCGGCTTCCAGCCGATGTCCTCGCGGCGAAGCGACGCCAGGGACTCGGTCAGGCGCTCAACCTCGAGCGAGAGCGTGTCCACTCGGTGCGCGGGCACCATCGGCTCGGTGGCCTCCACGGCGGTCTTGGTACGGCCAAACAGGGCCATGCGGCACCGCCTTTCAGATCACCAGGTGGAGAAGTCCACCGGGGTGAAGTCGTCGAACAGATCGCCCGGGGTGACGCGCCCACCATTGATGAGCGGGTGCAAGAGCATCTGGTTCACGGCTTGGGAGAGCGCATCGACAGTGTCGTCGTGCTTGGACGTCGGGAAGTTCACGAGCTCCTCGCGCAGCTCCTCCACGTTCGGGAGGAGCGCCGCGGTGGGGAGCTTGATGTTCCCCGCGAACGCGAGCGGCGAGACGGCCGAAGCGCGGGCGATCTTGGAGCCCTCCGGCATCACCGGCACGAGGCCGACGAGCTGGCGCTGCAGGGCGTTGATCACGGCCGGGCCGTTGGCCTTGTCCTCCACGAACGTCTGGATGGCCTGGGGCCATCGGGCGCGCATCGCAAGGATGGCCTCGCACGTCGCGTTGAAGTTCATGCGCCGGCGGACCATGTCCAGGAGGAACATCTCGTTCTGGACGCGCAACCACACCTGCCCGACGACGTAGTCGGATCCCTTGGTGTCGGAGAACGTGAGGTCCCAGGACATGGCCAGTTCGTGGTCGTCGCGTTCGCCCACGCCGGGAACCCAGCGGGAGCCGTCCGGGCGTTCCTGCCACGGAGCCACGTCGTAGGTGGCCCAGTCGCGGGGGAAGATCCCGCCCTCGTCAGGGGTCGGCTTGCCCTGGTAGAGCGCCGCCCAGGATCGGGGGCCGGTGTCGCGCTTGCGGCGCTCCCACTGCGCGGCAGTCATGCCTCGCGTGGTCACCATCCACTCGCCGGGCTCGCGGCCCAGCGGGTCAGTCTCGCCCAGCTCGGGGCGGTGATCGGCTTGGGCTGGGATGTTGAGGACGCGCCAGTCCTCGCCGCCGTTCTCCGGCTTGAGGACTTTCCCGCCGAGGTCGTCGGGGGACCAGCGCGTCATGATGATGATGGCCGGCGCGCCAGGGGCGAGGCGAGTCATGGCGACTTCACGCCACCAGTCCCAGTTGCGTTCCTGGTAGCGGGCGGAGTCGGCGTCCTCGCGGCCCTTCACGGGGTCGTCCACGATCATCAGGTCGGAGGGCCGGCCAGTGAGCGACGCACCCACACCGGCGGTGAACACGCCGCCGTCATGCCCGTCGAGCTGCCACTCGGACTGCGACGAGACGTCATGTCGGATCACAAGGCCGCCGAGCGCGTCGCCGTGCTCGTTGATGTCGTCGCGTATCGTGCGGCCCCAGCGGCGGGCCGTGTCCGTGTTGTAGGAGCAGACCGTGATGCGGGTGTCCGGGTTCTGGGAGAGCGCCCACTCAGCGAAGCGGCGCGTGGCGCGCTGAGACTTGCCGGCCTGCGGCGGCACGCTGATGATCAGCCGGGCGTCGGGCGTGTTCCAGGCCCACACGAGGGCCTCGTCGATGAGGTCCATCGCCCGGGTCTGCACCGTCTTCGGGTCGAGCGCCTGCGCGAGCTCGCCGGGAGTGGCGAAGCGCGGCTTGGGCTTCTCGAAGGCTTGGGCCATGAGGCCGAACACGGAGGTCGTCATGGTCGCCTCCTGCTGTCGGCCTGCCCTTCTACGCTTGGCGGGTGGAGCGGGAATTGTGGATCAGGTGGGACGGGCCGAACGCTGGCGCCCTGGTGAACGGCACGGGCAGGGATCTGCTGTCGTTCCGGGTGTTGGTGCCGGGGCCGTCGCGGGTGCGCGCCCGGGCGGACTGGTACGAGGACAAGGACGTGCTGCGCGCCAACGGCGAGGTCACGTTCTCGCGGCTCGACCGCCGCGGCCCGGACCCCGTCATGCGCGTCCGGTTCAAGCTCGGGCTGGGCCCGCGCTTCGACTGGATCACCAAGCAGATCAGCCTGCGCCCACCCGCGCCAGGCATCCCCGAGCAAGACCCTTGGAGCCTCGGCGCGAGGACGCGGAAGCCCTAGGCCGCGTTGAGCATGGGGCAGGCGCCGCCACACCCGCAGGTGTCGGGGTCGCCCTGGCAGGTCTGCGAGAGCGCGAACCGCTGGGCGCGGTGTTCGCGGAGCTCGTCACTAACCTGGGTCGGAGTGGTGGGCTCGGGCATCAGGACTCCTTGCGGGGGAACAGGGCTGCAGTGATGGCCTTGATGGCGTCATCGTTGCGCTCGTCCCAGCCGAAGTGCTCAGCGAAGACCATCTCGAGTACCTCGACCGGGTTCATGATCAGGTCGGTGGCGTAGTCGGACGGCGGAAGCGTCCCGACGAGTGGCCGCGTGACTTCGGTGGTGAGGTATCCGCCGCTGCCGACTACGCGCTGGCCGTTCTCGGTGTAGCGGTATACGCGGGCGGTGACGGTGTGCTCGTCGAGGTTCACGATCATGTCGGAGGCCGCGGTGCGTTCGGGGTCGAAGCCGCACCCGGCCATGAACTGGCTCATGGGCGAGTCCTTACCGATGCCGTAGTACAGGGTGGCCTCGATGCCCTTGTTGATGACCGTGGTCGGGTAGATGGCGCTGTTGAGCAGGGCCATGGGTTTCTCCTAGTCGATGAGGATGGCGACGCCGTTTTCGGCTGCGCATTGGTGTGCTTGGGTGGCGACGTGCTCGGGCCCGTCGTGCTGGATGAGCACGAGGTCATGCACGCCGGCGGCCGGGCGGCCCGGGTGCGCCAGGGCGTACTGGTGCGCCGTGTTGGGGGAGGTGCGCGCTACGTCCGCAGCCACAGCCTCAGCCCACTCGCGACGGCCTGCGATGAGGATGCGCATGGGGGCCTCCTGGTGGTTTGGTCCCGGGCAGGTCACCCTCGGCTAGAAGAAGTTGAGCCGTCGTGGGGTGCCTTCGGTGGAGTGGACGGTGGGGAGCAAGTAGAAACCCGGCCGCCCGTGAGCCGTTGACCCGGGGGAGCTGACACCGCAGGAGTCGAACCTGCATCGTCCGGTTTTGGAGACCGGCCATCTACCTGTTGAAAGTAGGTGCCATCGCACCCGTACCGAAGACAAGACCGGCGTCTTCGGGCCGGGGCGGTGCAGGCCGTGGCCCGCTGCTGGTCTGACGCTCCCAGCGGCGAGATGGGGCCTCCTTGTGGTTGGTGTTGCCCGATCTGGTGCCCTTGTGCCCTGGGCGGGGGTGACGAGTGCGCCCGCGTGTGTCGCCCTCGCGTAGCGGGGCCTGGGGTGCTGTGTGGCGACTCGTCAGTCTGGGGTGGCCGGCGTTTCGAGGGCGGTTCTCACGCCGCCCGGTCTTCGCCGTGGTGGGTGCCGCTACCGCGCCGGCCTGAACATTGAGAAGGCCAGCCGGGGGAGCGCCAGCAGGAGAGGCCCCATGACGAGCCTGTAGCTGTCGGCTCAACCCCTGGCTGGCCTTGGGAACCGACACTTGTTCGATTCTGAGGAAAATCTAGTTGCACCGTTGTCATTTGTCCAGTGATGTACGGCGTGTCACGGCAATTCGTCTACGCCGCGACGGGTTTCGATTCCAGAAGATCCAGCACGTCGCCTGCCCGGTACAGCGGCACGGCGCCGTGGAAGCCGGCCGGGACGAGCCGCCCGCGGTGCGCCCAGGACTTCACCGTGTTCATCCGCACCGCCACGCCCAGGGCACCCAGGCCGCGCACGACGTCGGTCAGGCGGGCGGGGGCGAACGGCACGCCGCGCAGCTGCCAGCGGCGGTATTCGTCCACCGACACCTCGTAGGGGCACTTGCGGCACCGCGCCACGGTGTCGCCGGTCTGGTAGCGGTACTGGCCCGGGCACGGTGCGCCGTCCTCCGTGGTGCCCGCGCAGTCGCCGAGGATGAGCCAGTCGGCGGGGCGCTCACACACGGCCATCATGCGGGCCTCAGCGCGTTCGAGGTGCGCGAGTGTCGGGCCAGCGGACGAGCTGCGGGCGAGGACGCGGACGCGCTCGACGGTGGGCTCCGGGCCAAGGTGGCGCGGGTCGGCTTCGATGAGCCGCACGTACTCGTCGACGAGGACCATGGCCGTCAGGTTCACGGGCGCCGAGGACACGGACCCGCCGCCGCCCCCGCCGGCCGTGTTGGAGCCCTGCTTGGCGACGGTCTCCCGCGCCGTGGCGACCTGTTCACCCGCACGGTCCAGGAGCGCGACAAAAGCGCCCTGGTGCGGGGCGCAAAGGTGGATGCCGGGGGTGGTCGCGGTCTCGCACTGCGGGTACGTGCAGGTCATCAGGGGAGGCTCCTCAGGTCAGCGGGGCAGAGTGAGGCGTACAGGCTGGCGCGGTGGCAGGTGGATGGCCCTACCGTCGATTTCGAGGTTGACGCCGGTGACGATCGTGTGGGGTTCATCGCATAGGGCGTGATCCTCGATCACGTCTGCTTCGTGGACGGCAGTGATGGTCCCGGCAGGCACTCGCCAGGTGCCGTGGGGTAGAGCGGGCCCAGAGTGCGGCGCGCAGATCATTTGACCAACATGCTCTTGTGTGAGGTACTCGGCAGGCATGTGCGGCACGTCGTGGCGGGGCAGGGTGTCGATAACGCACTCGACGTCGCGGGCGGGGTTCAGCTCGGCCAGGGTCGGTGGCCACATCAGGCGGTTCGCCGTGGTGAGCATCCGTGACACCGGGACCACCGCTTCGCCGCGGCCGAGCGTCGTGGTGGCTGGCTCGGGGAGGCCCTGCGCCCGGCGGAAGTCCCGCTCCCATTCCGTCAGCGCCGAGGTGCGCTCCCGGCGCCGGGCCGCGTAGTGCTCGGCAACGGGGTCAGGCCCGGGCTTGCGCCCCATGAGCGCCCTAGATGGCGAGTGGACATCGTGGCGCACGGCCCAAATGCAGACCAGCACGCCGGAAGCGATCACGAGGGCGGACAACACCCACCCGAGCCAGATCACAGCAGCACCCCTTGGACGGCGGCCGGGTTGATCCATTGGAGGGTGTGCGTGCACCCGTTGGCGTCGGTGTAGGTGCACGACCCGTCGGGGTGCCGGGTCACGGGGGACGCACCGGGCCGGTCCCTGGTGAGCCATTGCCGCCGCGCCTCGGTCGCGTCCACGTGGCGATCCTCGTGCTCCCACTCGTCCACGAGCTCCGGCAGGTCGTCGACGGCCGGGTGCACGGCATGGACCTTGAGGAGGTGGGTCATAGGAGTGCCTCGATCCGCCACGCCATGGCGGTGTTCTTGGGCACCCGCACCCATGCGCCGTCCTGCTCGACAAACGCGTGGGCGGAGTTGAAGCCAAATTCGGTGGCGTACTCGATCGTGTTCTCGTCTCCCCGGGAAACGGTGACCACGAGGTACTGGTGCGTCGGCTTCTCGGTGACGATCGGCGTCGGCCAGCCCTCAGAGTCGGCCACGACCTCCCAGTCGGACAGCCGGGTGATGTCCTCCACCCACACCCGATCCAGGTCGATGCCGAGCGCGAGCAACTGGCCGCGGATCAGGTGGCTCATGCGCTGCTTCACGCGGCACCGCCTTCGAGGGCGCGGAACTCGACAGAGAGGAGGCCGTGGGCCCGGTCTCGCTGCTCCGGGGTGAGTTCCAGGGCCTCGATGACGCGCTGCACCGCGCCGACCATCTTCGCGGCCTGGCCTTCGGCGATGCGCACCTGACGCTCGGCAACGCCGGCCTTGAGCGCGGCGGTCACGTACTTGGCAAGCTGATCTTCTGCGGAGCGGAGCATCACCCACCACGTGTTGGGCGCGGCTTTGACGGTGGACATGTCCACGGCGCCCATCGGGCCGACGCCCTCTTGATGCTCGACTGGGCCCCACACCTTGGCCTCGTCGCCGAGCTCTTCGACCTTGAAGCGCAGCCACTCGACCTCCTGGGCCTTGTCGCTGATGAGGCCGAGGAGGGCCTCGAGCGGGTCGACGTCCTTGGGGGTGCCGAAGGGGAGGGCTCGGCGCATGATCTCCTCGTTCTTGCGGGTCTCCACGCGCTCGATCTCCTTGGCCTTCGCCTGGGGTGCGGCGCCGCCGTGGCGCCGGCAACGCTTGGCGCCATCGGCGAGGCGGGTCTGGCAGTAGGCGTCCTGGCCGCGCAGCTTCGCGCCACACCTGCCCTCCTGCGGCTCGGGGGAGCCTGCGGACTTGGTCATGCATCACCACCGGGGGCTTTGGTACCGACGACGTTGTCGTAGATGTCCTGGCAGGTGGGGCAGACGGGGAAGCGCTGGGGGTCGCGGTTCGGCAACCAGGTCTTGCCGCAGAGCGCGGTGCAGGGGACGCCGTCGAGGATCGCGGCCTCGATGTCGGTCTTACGGGCGTAGTGCGCGAACAGGTCGTGGTCGCCGGGCTCGGCCGGCGCCTGGACGGTCTCGGGGGCGATGGTGCTCACGCGGCGGCTCCTTGGTGTTCGGGGGTGTAGCGGGTGGGGGTGAGGGTCCACCCGTGGACGGTGACGTCCTGGGTGGCGGGGATGAAGAGGGTGGCGGTGGCGGTGCCATCGGCTTCAAGGTGGAGGGCGACCCAGTCGGGGCCGGCGGGCACTGCGGCGACGAGCCGCCCCGCCGCATGGAACCCGGCGTCGTGGACTTCGACGTGCTGGCCACCATGCAGGGCCGTCAGGTCAGAGGCGCGCACGGCTTCGCTCCCCGATCACCTGCATGGCCTCGGAGAAGCTGCGGGCGGATCCGTCGCGGCGGGCGAGCGCAGTGAGGGCGTCGTCTGCTTCGACGCGAGCCAGCGTGAGGCTGATGCGCACCTGCGTGAGCCGCTCGCGGTAGTAGTCCACTGTCGCGCCCCATACGCACGCGGCGATCAGGCCGACGGACACGAGGGTGATGACCAGTCCGCCGCCGATGATCTGCAGGAGCGCGCCAGCACACATGAGGATGCGTGACCACAGGGTCAGGTGCCAGGTGGCGCGTTCCGGCACGCGGGGAAGCCAGGTGATCCACAGGGTCACGCTGCCGGCGACGATGATCCAGGTGCCGATGGTCGCGATGCTCATGGGGTTTCTCCTAGGGGTGGATGGTGACGTAGAGGATGGGGCCGAACCAGGCGGTGAGGCCGGTGGCGATGGCCGCCCAGGTGCCGATGCGGCGGGCGCGGGCGGTCCAGCGGATGGGGGTGCGGGCCGGGGCGGTCATGACGCCACCTGCCCGTGGCTGGTGCCGACGATGCGGTTGTGGGGAATGCGGGGCTCGTCCATGCCTGGTGCTGCGTGGCACGTGACGGTCTTCGCGTTGATGCGCTTCACGCGCATCCAGACGGCCCGCCAACGTTCGTTGACGAGGATGTGGGTGGCGCCAGCCAGCACCGCGGGATCAACCGGTTCAGTGGGAACAGCGGCTCGTCGTTCGTCGCGGCGGGCTTTGGCGAGTGCTTCGGTGAGGCGTTCGTGCTCGGCGGATTCACGGCGCATGCGGTTCAGGAACGCGGTCAGGTCTTTGTCGCGCTTGGCTTGGGTCTGGTGGAACCGCATGGACTGCATGCCGGGGTCAATGGGTTCGAGCTGGTGGGCTGCCTCCCAGTCCGCGAGGGCCTTCTCGGCGGCGTCAACGGCGGTCACAGCGGGGCCACGGTGTGCTCGTGGGCGTACGTGGCGGCTTCTTCGAGGGCGGTGCATGCGGCTTCGAGGGCGATAATTTCGGCGGGGTTGAAGCGGCCGAGGAATTCGATGTCGTTCTCGCAGGCGCGCATGGCGGTTTCGGCGGCGTCAAGCTTGGCGCCCACGTAGTCGCAGACGTTGGCCGGCACGGTGTTGGGGTTGAGGTCGGCGCGGTGGGAGTCGATGCGGGTGCCGACGGTGGCCCAGGTGTTCTGGACGAGGGTGGGCGCGTACTGGGTCCAGTCCTGGTCGGTGATCACGGGGGTGAGCTCGGCGAGCAGCGCCGCCGTGGACGCGAGCGTCGCCGTGGTGGCGAAGGCGGGAGCGAGAGTCATGGGTTCCTCCTAGGTGGTCGCGAAACAACGAGTGTTGTTTACTGACCAACAGCCTAGGGGTGTGTTTGCCGTCAGTCAACTGACATGCATCAAAAGTTTGATGTTGACTAACATGCGAGCGTGCAAAAGGCCCCCACCCGAAGGTGAGGGCCTCAGAAGGCGGCTACGGGCGCGAAAGTGATCCGAGCCCCTGCGATACCTCGGTCATCGCGTCTGCGAACGCGATTGAGAACTCGGGGCATTTCGCTCCAGACCCGTCTGCCGCGCATCCAGCCTCCGCCCAACTGGTGCCGTTCTTCGATGCTGTGCCCAGGGCCACTCGGATTGACTCAAGTTCGCTGCCCACTGCGGCGGAGCGCTCACCCAGGTATCCGGCGCCGTCCGTCCTCATTGCTGATGCCATGGAGACGGCGAGGTCTTTCAGTACGGTGAGGCCGTTGAGGATGTGCCTGGAGCACTTGCCTGACCCGGTGTTGTCGTCACAGCCTTCGCTCTGCCACGTGTTGGCCCACTCCAGGACCGGAGATTTTGCTTCTTTGGCCCACTGCGAGTATGCGGGCCGGGTTTCGTCTTGGGTGGGTGTGGCCGCTGCGCTGCTGGTGGCCGGCACAGTTTCGGTGACGGTGACGGGCGCCGCCTCAGTCTGGCCCGCGCACGCGGTGAGTGCGAGGCCGGCGACGGCGAGCAGGGTGAGGGCGGGGCGCTTCACTTGCGAGCCTCCCCTTGGGCGGCGATCTGCGCGAGGTAGCCGGCGCAGAGCATGAGGAGGCCGACGATCATGACGAGGGTGGAGGAGATGGCTACGAGCGCGGCTTGTATTGACCCGTTGAACACGCCAATGAGGCCGAGCAGGAGTCCGACGGCGGCGATCGAGGCGATGACGACGCCACTGGTGCGCGTGTTGTCACCGACCTTCTTTGTTGATGCTGGTGCGGTCGCTTGGGCAGGCGCGGGTGCGGGTTGTTCGCTCATGGTTTCCTCCATCGGTTAGGCGGCGAGTGATTGCCCGATCACATCATGCTGACGCTGTGAGGGAACAGTGAGCGGTTCCACGGTGACATCGACCCCTGCCATTTCACCGGGCCCGGCGTAGACCTTGTGGGTGGTCATCGAGCAGACGCGGCTGTCGTCGGCCCAAACACGGGCTTGGGTGAGCGCGTCGTTGATGGCACGGGCGAGTTTGTCGAGGTCGAGACCGGTGTGGGGGAGAGCGGGCGCTGACGGCTTGAGCCGCTGCGCGTTCCGCCCGGTGCCGTAGTGGGACTTGGGCCGGGCGAGCCGGAACGTGAGCGTCACGGCCACGGGCCCGTCGAGCGGCGCGGCGCGCCCCCAGGCTCGGCGCGCCTCCAACGTCACCCTGGACCTCCAGTGGTTCAACGCCGGCCCCTTGTCGTGCGTCACGATCGCACGGCCGCCGCGAGCGAAGGCGCGCATGCTGCCCTGGGTGATGGGGTCGCCTGGGACGGTGAACGTCAGGGTCACGCGTCCGCCCCGGTGATGGTGACGGCGTCGTGGGGGCTGACCTCGAACAGGTACTCGGCAGTGCCGCGTCTGATGGTGAACGAGACCGTGCCGAGCTCGTGCTCGACTCTTTCGAGCGTCCCGGTGAGGTGGTAGCCGATGCGTTCGACCCGGATGGTCCTGCCAAGGTCCGCCCCGCTGAGGAACCTTGCGTCGCGCACGCTGCCCACCCGCTCACTCATCGCCGGCCCCGATGCGGTCGGCGCGGGCGCGAAGTGAGCGTTGCAAGCCGCTGGCGAAGTTGATGCGAATGTCGTCCGCACACTTGGGGTCGCCGCACTTGTCGGTGCACATGAGTGGCCCTTCCATCGTGTCGAACAACCAGTCAGCGACGTCTCGAAGCTCCTGTGCCCGTGCCTTCGCGGCTACCTCCCGGTCACGGGCGGCGAGCCAGGCGTCGAAGGCGTCTCCGGCTTCGACGGGCAGGATGGGCGCAGTGACCCCGGTGCGGTAGCCGTACCGCACGTCTTCGGTGCTGGGTGTCTGGTTGGTCATGATTCCTCCTGGTAGCGGGCGGTGTGGGTGATGCCGTGCACCTCGGTGGTGGAGACCCAGTGGTCTCGACCCTGGCGTTTGGCGGTGCGTTCGGCTTCGCGTGCCAGCCACTCACATGTGGTGCAGTCGTCGTGCGTGGTCTCGGTCATGGGGTGTCCTTTCGGGTGAGTAGGTCGAAGCAGTCAGGGCAGACTTCCAGGTCGATCTCAGGGATAGGGCCGACGCTAAAGACATCATGAAGGGTGCTGGTGAAGCGTCCACATCGGTCGCACTTCATCCCCGCCCCTTCCGCCCGTTGTGCAGCAGAGGGCGCCAACCTGGGTTGCGGACGACGCGGCGACAGTCAAGGCAGACTTGGTAGCGGCTGAACATGTCGGCGCCAGGTGCATACCGTCCCCAGTGGGCCTTGCGGCTGCTCTCGGGGGTGCGGACGTTGTCAATAACGCCCGCACGTCGATAGCTGCGGATCACTCGGTAGGTGACTCCGGAGCCGGGTTTGAATGCCGATGAGCGCGGCCTCACGCTTTCCCCTCCTTGAGCGCGGCGATGGTGGCGGTGAGGACGCGGCGCATCCCATCCATCCGGTCGGCCTTGAGCTCGGGGTGCACGTCCTCCCAGGGCTTCCCCCACCATCTGCCGTCGGTCATGTCCCAGTCCGCCTTCGCCCCTGCTTCCACGGCTGTGTCGGGCAGGTCGGCCAGGACGGTCAGCACGGCGTCGGCGCGGTGGGCCTTCCACGCGTTCACCGCGTAGGCGCCGTCCGGTGCGAGGAAGTGCTCGCAGTCGCAGTACGCCCCCTTGCCGGGAACGCCGTACCAACCGTCGTGCTCACTGATGACTGCGGCGATGCGTTCCCACATGGGCAGGTCAGGCGCGGTCACTGCCCCTCACCGCCCAGGCCAAGGCGGGTGGCGATCTGCGGGAACAGATTGGACTCCTGGTCATCGAAGTACCCGCCGTCCCGATCCCAGGCATGCTGAAAGTTGAGCCATGCGATCAGGTTGGTAGTGCGCAGTTCGTGGGCGACCGCGAGAGTGGCTTCGATCTGCGCAAGTTCACGGAGGCCAGTTGACTCGGCTCCTTCGGGTAGGAGTTCTTCAGCGTCGATGTTGGCCTGTGCCATTTCAAGGTGCGGGTTTCCGGGGAGCGTGCTCATTTGTCCTCCTGGGTGTGTTGGTTGGTGGGTGCGGTCGCCCCCAAAGGGGGACGGTGGGTGGTCATGCGAGGCCTGCCAGGGGGAGGACTCCTTGGGAGAGCCGTTTGGCGGTGGTCTCGCATTGTTCTTCGCGGATCTCGTAGCCGATGGCGCGGCGTCCGAGGTTCTTGGCTGCGGCGAGGGTGCTCCCTGATCCGGCGAAGGGGTCGAATACGAGTCCGCCGGGCGGGCAGGCGTAGGCGATGAGGGGTTCGAGGATGCCGACAGGCTTCTCGGTCGGGTGGATTCCTCCACGCACGGATTGAGCGCGAAGCACTGATCGCTGCAGTCGTAGGCCGTCGTCCACGTATGCGCTCGCGCCGATCTTGCCGGTGTGAGTCGGCGGCGGATTCCGGCGGACGCTCTTCGTGCCGCTACCGCCTGCGACCCGCGGCGTCTCATGTCTGACTCCCGCCCAGTCTCCGCGGTACCAGTGGAGGGCGTGTTCGTGAACGCGCTTGAATCGGTCGGTGGCAAAACCGGAGCCGTTGTGTTTCTCCCAGACGATGTCCTGTGAGAGCTTCCAGCCGGAGAAGTCGGCGGCGTGGTCGAGGAACATGCGCATGGAGCCGAAGCACCACATGGAGTTCGCGATGGCGGTCATTGATTCGACCCAGCCGGTGGGCCAGACGTCCCAGTCGAGAGAGGTTTCACCGTAGGGCGGGTCGGTCACGATGGCGTCGGCCGTCATGTTCCCGATAGCTTCGCGGAAGTCCCCGTGGTGGAGCGTGACGTGCTCGTCTCGGTAGTAGATGCTCATCCCTTGGCCTCCTGTTCGTGCTCGCGGCAGAGGGCGGTGATGGTCCCGCCTTCCCATTGGTCGTCGGAGAAGCGGTCGAGGTAGATGCTCCCGGTGTAGGCGGATTCGAAGGCGTCGCATCCCTCGGCGGAGCACTGGACGTAGATGTAGTGGCTGCTCATCCCTTCGCCTCCCCGTCGAGCAGGGCGCGGAGGGCGGCGGCCGCGTGACCGTACGCGGAGGCGCTGCCAGGATCGTTCTCGTCGTGTGCTGCCCATCCTTTTGCATGCAGGGCGGCTGCCAGCGCTTTGATCTCGTCGCGGAGGCGGTCACGGTCGGCTTCGACGTCGTTGAGGTAGTCGAGGTGTTCTGCCTGGTATTGGGTCTGCCACTGCCGCCGGGTTGCTTGCTCGTGGGCGAGTTGGGCGAGGGCGTTGTCTCGCTCCTGTTCGGCGTCGTGCACGGCGCGCTGCCAGTTCTTGGTGCTCATGGGTTACTCGTTTCCGTCGAGGATGCGGATCGTCGGGCAGGGGTAGAGGACATTGCCGAGGCCGTTCTCGCCGAAGTACCTGTACGACTCCTTGGCGATGCGGTTGCATTCGGCGCAGACCTCGATGGGCTCCGTGGGGCATTCGCCTTCGTGGTCGCAGTCCTCGATACAGCAGTCGTAGCCGGTGATCGCGTGGACGGTCTCGGCCTTGTGCACCTCCCGGATCCGTTCGATCTGTTCGAGCGCGGTGATGAGGTCGGCGAGGTGGGTCGGAGCGGCGGCGATCAGGGCGGGTCCTGCGGGGTCGGCGCCCCACGAGACAGGCTCGTTGCTGTCATCGCGCACGTCGCCCGGCAGCTCGGGGTCGATCACCCACGGCGCCGGAGAATGGCGCGTGGCTTCGGATTGCAGTTGGCGGCGGTTGTTGAGGGTGGTCATCGGGTCACGACCTGGTAGCCGGCGGCTTCGAGTGCGGCGGTGTGGTCGAGGTGGCCTTTGAGGGAGCCAGGGAGCTCGGTCCAGTCGGTCACTTCGCCGCTGGCGTCGGCTGGGAACAGGTAGGTTTCGGGGTTGCCGTAGGCGACTGCTGCGGACACGATCACGTGCTTGTTGCCGTGGTAGGGCGGGGTCATGCGGTAGAGGCGGGTGTCGCCGTTGTAGCCGGTGAGCTTGCGGAGCTCGGTGGCGGTGGGCCGGTCGAGGATGGTGCCTTCGAGCGGGGCGGCGGCGGCCGGGGTGGGTGCTTGGACGGCTTCGAGGAAGGCCCAGGTGCGGTTTTTCTCGTTGCGGCGTTCGGTGGGGGTGAGGGGTTGTTCGGTCATGGGTTTCTCCTGGCGTTTTGCGGGGCTGGTTTGGCCTCGGGTGGGTTCCTGTGCCGGCTTGGGTTGTTCGGCGCTCTGGTGGGTCGCGTAGACCCTAGGAATGGCCCTGGGGGTTGTGGCGTCCGATGTGGTTTCGGCGTCGGGTGCCGGTTTGGACTTCTGCCCAGCAGGTGGGGCAGGTGCCGGCCTCGTGCTCGGGGTGGTCTTGGCAGGTTGCCGGGGGTGCGAGCTCGGACTGGCCGGTGTTGGTGGTGTTCGCGGCGAGTCGGTCGGCTGCGCAGCACCGGCAGGTGTGTTCGTCTTCCTCGCGGTGCTGGGGGCACGGCGTGCGAGGGAGTGTCGCCTTGGCGCGCTCGGGCCAGTGGGGGCCGGGGTTGAAGATCGCGGCCGGGGTGCGGAGGTCTGCCTCCTGGGCTTTGGTGATCGCCGCCTGGCAGATCTCCCCGAACGTGGCCGGGTGGGTTCGATGCTCGGCGAGGAGCGTCATCAGGGAGCTGGTGGGCCAGTCCGGGCGGATCTGGTTCAGCAGGTTCGCCAGGCAGGCGGCCTGCTCACGGGTTTGGATTCCCGTGGGGGGTGTGGTGGTCATGGGTTCCTCCTGCCCAGAAGTTTACTAGCTTCTAACTCTTGTTGTCCATCAATAAACATCGACCAACCAAACGTCGTGTCGCCGGCGCCTGCTCTGGGCACTGCTGCGCTGGGCCTGCCGTCGCGCTCGGCGCCCTCGCCCCTGGTGACCTTGAGTACGTGACTTGGTTGGCACTGAGGTGCTCGGTGGTGGTGCTAGGTGTTAGGTGTTAGGTGTGAGGCATCCCTTAACCGATCCCTTCCCTCGGGTGGATTCAAGGGTCAGGGGATCCCTTGGGGGATGGGTTGGGGGAAGGGTTCAGCGATGGGTTGGGGGATCCCTTAGGGGATGGGTTTCGGGAGGGGGTCCGGGGTCGATGGGGGAGGGGCTAGCCCATCTTGTCCAGGCCGATGCGACGTACTCATCGGGCCCCGCCGTGTCACAGTTCGGCCACCATCGAATGACTGGGTAGTCTCACAGCTTCGCACCAGGAAAGGGTTGGTATCGTGACGGGTGATAGCAGTTCGTCTCGTAGAGAGGGAGAAAATGACACTTCAGACGTACCGTCCGAGGGAAGCCTTCACTCGCGGGATGGCGATGGGTTGGGGCGCCTCAACTCCGATCCGGGATCGGAGCTCGAGTCTGCAGAACACGAACTCCGTCGCCGAGGCCTGGCAGGAGACGGGGAAGGCGTTGCGGCAGTCGATGCAGCAACTGAAGGCCGAATCGTCGAGGACGCAGAACAGGTCGAACAAGGACCGCTGACCCAAGATCAATCTCAGATCATTTCCATGAGGCACGAGGGACCATTGCCGGCGCCTCACACCCTCGCCGGATATGGTCACATTGACTCATCTTTCCCTGAGCGCATCATGAGGATGGCCGAAACACAGGTGGAAGCAAATGTCTCGGCCACAAAGAAGCTTTCGACGGCTGATGCCCTCAGCACTACTATCGGTGCGGTCACGGTCCCGCTTGTCAACATCGCCTGCGTAGTGCTGGCTGGCATCGGTGTGGTGAATGGTCAACCTCAAGCGCTTGTAGCCATGGTTGTGCCGGCGGGATCGGCATTGATCGCTATGGTTCAAAGGACTCGCGCTGGCAAGTCTCCAGATAACGACTGAACGCACAATCGCCCCGCTCCTCTCTTGAGGGCGGGGCGTTTGCGTTTCCAGGCGCGTCTCAGAACGGCGCTTCCTGGGTGTCTGCTCCGGCGGGTGCGTCCGCGCCGGGCAGGGGTTCATGGCGATAGGCCGCAGGGTCTGTGGCGGGCTTCTCCAGCACCTCAGCGACCAGGGGCCAGCCCTTCCAGTCGGGATGCTCGGCGTGGAGGCGCTGCAGCTCCCACACGATGACGTCCTTGAGCTTGAGGGACGTGACTTTGTAGTAGGCCTTCTTGACTGCTGTGCCCATGTTGGGTTGCTTGAGGCACTCGTCATTGCGATGCCATGAGCGGATGAAAACTTCTTCGGTGTCCTCGTCGATGACGATGTAGCCCTTGGCTTGCAGGACGGAGGCGGCAAGCTCGATGTCGGACACATTCAAGTCGGTTGCCATGGGCTTGATGCGCTTGGGTCGCCAGTCGCACACGCCAGAGTAAGTCATCTTGTCGGTGGTCACGAGGTGCAGGTAAAGCCACTGCTCGACCAGCGTGAGCGAGCGAAACTCGTGATCCGACCAGACGCGGCGATGGATCTGCGCGTACAGCCCGGCCTCGGGCTTGTCGTCTGCCATGGGGTACTCCTAGTCAACGTGTCGGTGAAATGCGGCGGCTTGCCGCTCGATGTCGTGCGTCCAGTGGTGTCCGCCGCTCGCGCATATGTAGTAGCGAACGGGAAGGGTGTCCCCGCTGGCCTGACGTGCAGCCGTGGCATCTTTTCTGGTGGGGTAGTAGGCCTTCCCGCACCCGCATGTCGCCGCTTGGACCCGGCCGACAGGGAACGCCGGGCCGCGGCGCCGCGTCCGGGTGCTCATGCGGCGACGAGGGACTCGACGCCGACGCGGATGAGGTCGCGGGCGGCCGGCGGGGTCACGGCGTTGCCCATTTGCTTGGTCCTCTCACGCTTGTTTCCGGTCACGACGTAGTCCTTGGGGAAGGCCATGCCGACCTGGATCTCGTGGGGCTCAAGCATGCGGAACTCGCAGTCTTCAACGTTGATGGACTGGGGGCTGGCGAGGCCGTGGTGGGTGCCGTTGGCGGCGAACGTGTCGAGCGGCTGGGTCACGTCCTTGGGGGCGTTGGTGCCGCGCATGGTGGCGACGAACGCGGCCCGGGCATGCTCGGGGACGAGGATCCCGGTCTCGTTGCGGGTGGTCTGGGTGCGCATGGCCTCGTGAACCGCCTGGGCCTGCTTCCCGTCACGCCCCTCGACGGGCACGAGGAGCGAAGCGTGGAGGCCGCCGGCCACGAGCGTGCGCAGCGGGTCCGTCGCCAGGTCCGTGCGCGAGGAGTCCGAGCCGCTCAGGTTGTTGACCACCAGCGGATCCCGGCGCCCCGCATACTTGTCCAGGCCTGCCTTGATGCGCGCCATGGTCTTGTCCGCGAGGGGCTTGGCGCGGTCGCCGATGCGCTGGCCTCGGATGGACCAGTCGATCGCGGATGCGGCAGGAAGCCACCCGGGTTCGATGATCTGGCCGCGGCAGGTGCCCTTGGGGCAGCGCCACACGTACTGGGAGCGGTAGCGTCCCCAGCGGTCCTTCTTGAAGGACTGAATGGCGTCCACGGTCTCGTCGCACGAGGGGCAGTAGGCCTTGGGGCGCAGGCGGTTGAAGTCCGGCGCCTTGTTGCCCTTCTTCCAGAACATCACGTACATGCGGTCACGGGACTGGGGCGCGGGGAGCCCGCCGGCCTGCGCATGCATCGAGTTCATGTAGACGATGTGGTGCTCGTAGCCGAGGGAGTCCATCGCGTGCAGCCAGGCAGGGAACATCACCCACTTCGCGGCGTCCACGACGTTCTCGGTGATGATGAGCCGGTAGTCGTGGTGCTCGGCGAAGCGGGGCACGTCCCACATGGTGGCGCGGGAGCGGTCGGCGGCCTCGTCGGCGATGGACTCGCCGAACAGATCGGGCTGGTTGGTGACGCGCTTGCGGCCCTTAGCCACGGAGTGGTTTGTGCACTCGGGGGACGCCCAGAGGATGTCGGACGGGGCGACGTAGCGGGGGTCGGTGATGCTGATGTCCGCCTGGATGTGCGTGGCATCGGGGTGGTTGGTGTTGTGGGTCTCGATGGCGCGGGCCCAGTGGTTCATCGCGGTGCGGACCTCGACGCCGGGCACGGAGAGCGCTCCGGTCGAGGAGCCGCCGGCGCCGCAGAACATGTCGGTGAGGGTGAGCATGGGTTTCTCCTTGGGGTGTGGTTGGTCAGGCGGCGAGGGCGTGGCGCCCGGCGGCGGCCCGGCGGGCCTGGCGCTGGGCCATGTACCCGGCGACGTCGCGGACGTTGTTCTCGTGCGTGGCGCGGGCCTCGGCCTTGGGGCCCTTGACGGTGACGCGCTCAGCGGACGGCGTCAGGTTGAAACGGGGTTGCATGGGTTCCTCCTCGAGGTGATGGGGTGGTGGTGAGTGCCCGCCCGCGGCGTCGAACCACGGGCGCCGGCCAGGATCCGGGCGGGCCGGGCGTTACGCGGCAGAGGCGGCGTCGGCCGGAGCGACGATCTCGCCGTCCTCGATGACGTAGCCGTCCTCACGTGGGCCGACCATCTCGATCCAGATCTGGAAGTCGTGGGCTTCGGCCTGCTCCTTGATGAGCGCGAGCGAGCGCGGATCCAGGAGAGAGCCGTCAGCGATGCGGATCACGCGCAGGCCCGGGTTCAGCGCCATCGCCATGGCCATGGACACGCGGATCTGCTCGGCGGACGAGGCCTGCTTGAACGGGACACCCTGGAACGTCACGCCCTGCGTGTCGAAGCCAAGCCCGTCGACCGGGAACTCGGCCGCGGCGAGCCCGGCCGCCTTCTCCTTGTCGAACGCGGTGAGCGCAGCGGTCATGATGTCCGCCTGCTTGCGCAGCTCGGCGAGCTGGTGCTCGGCGGCGGCGCGCTCGCGCTTGGCACGCACGGCCGCGTTGATGGTGTCTGATGCGGCGATCCGCTCTTGGATCTCCGCCGGGTCAGCGGTCGGCGCGGGCAGGCTGGCGAGCCGCTCGGCGTTGACCAGCGCATCGGCGCGCAGGCGCTCGAGCTCATGCTCCGCCTCACGCACGCGTCGCTGGGCCACGGTGACGTCCTGCTCGGCCTGCGCGTACGCGGCGCGGCCGGCGTTCGCGGCTTGGAGCTCGGCGATGAGTCCTGCCGCTGAGACTTCCTCGTCCGGGGTGTCGGCGGGCACCTGCGGAAGCGAGGCGACGTAGCCCTCCCCGGTCTTGACCCGGCGGTTGACCTCGGTACGCTCGGCGAACGTCGCGGCACGGCGGGCGTCCAGCTCTGCGAGGTCGAACGGCAGATCCACGAGGGCGAGCAGCTGGGCGAGCTGGTCGCGGTCGGAGAGCTGGGTGAACGCCAGCGGATCCAGGGCGAGCTTCCCCACGATCTCGTCGAGCTTCGCCTGACCCTTGGAGTACGTGGCGCCGTCCTTGGACTTGACGACGAGCCGAGAGTCAGACTCGGTAAACACGCGGGTAACGATGAGCTCCTCGGTCTCGAGGACGATCTCGGCGCGGTCGGCGCCGTCGCGGATGGGCTTGGGCGTGATCTTGGCGTTGTAACCGCCGAGCGCCGCGGCGATGGAGTCCAGCACGGACGACTTCCCCTCGCCGTTGTTGCCGGACAGGATCACGACGTTGCCCTCGGGGGTGATGTCGACGCGGCGAGCACGCTTGAAGTCGGTGGTGGTCAGGCTGACGATCTTCGACATGGGTTTTCTCCTTGGTGATGGGGTGGGTACTGCTCGTGGCGCGCCGGGACTCGAACCCGGGTGTGTGCCGCTCGCGCCGGCGGGTTCTACCCGCCGCCTACATGTGCTTGGCCTTCTGATCTCGGTTCGCGTGGTGCGCTCCCGAGCCATTCGGCGCCGTCGTAACTGACGGGGAAGTAGACGCGGGACGGAGTCCAGGCCAGGACTTCCGGCCCTTCCTCGCCTCCGTATCCGTCGTAGAATTCGACGTCGAAGGCCGCGGCATCGGGGGCCCGGGCCAGAACGGGCCCAGGGTCGCCCGCCTCGGTCATGGCCGCAGCGAGCGCCTGATTCCAGGTCGTCCGGCCGCCCATCAGAATGGAGGTTCGTTCTGGCCCGCGGCAGGCCAGCCGCCCGAGCCGCCGGAGGGCTGGCCCCACGGGTCGTTCTGCTGCGCCGGGGCGCCCCAGTCGTTGCCGCCGGACGCCGGGGGCGTGGCCCCGCCGAAGCCGGAGCCGCCCTGGCCGCGGGCCGCTTTGGTTACCTGGGCCTCTTGGCCGTACAGGCTGGGCCCGACGTGCTGCACGTCGATCTCCTGCCGGGACCGCTGGCCGCCGTCCTTGGCCTCCCACGAGCGGGTGATGATGTTCCCGTAGACGATGACCTGCATGCCCTTGGCCAGGGACTGGGCCACGTGCTCGGCCTGGTCGCGCCATACGGAGCACGGCCAGTAGGTGGTCGGCCCGTCCTTCCACTCGTTCGCCTGCTTGTCGATCACCCGGGCGTTGGATGCGACGTCGAAGTTCGCCACCGCGGCGCCGGAGGGCACGAACCTGAGCTCCGGGTCAGCGGTGAGTCGACCGATCACCGTCACTGGCGTCTCCCCGGCCATCAGGCGGCCGCCTTCGCTGCGTCGGCGGCGGCCTGGCCGGCCGCGGCGATCGAGTCCAGGGTGGCCTTGTCGGCGCCGCCGGCCTCGGCCTGCTTCCACAGGGTGCGCAGCGCGGCGGCGTCCTCGACGATCGGCTCCATGCGGGCGAACCAGTCAACGGCCTCCTCGATGATCTCGCCGGTGATTTCGTCAGCTTCGATGGGGGCGTCATTAACCACAGGCGGCAGCGTCGGTGCGGGCGCTGACCCGGTGGCCCGCGTCTGGCGGCGAACCGTCTTGACCGGCGCGTGGCGCGGATTGTCCGCCTGTGCCATTTCCTCCGTGGTGTAAAGGCCGGAGAGGTCTTCGGGGAAGGCCTTGCGGATCCCGAGGGCCTCGGCGCACTTGGCGATCATGCGGGCGGGCATCTTCGACCACATCGGCCCCGCGGCGCTGTACTCGCCAGTGAGGGCGACAGTGGTGAAGCGGGCGCCGTTGCGCTGCACAACGACCTTGGCCGCCGCGGGCTCGTTCCGTCCCAGCCATACGTCGTGCCAGACGCCGTCCTCGCCGCACCAGTACGTTTCCTCGATGCCCCACGTGCCGCCGGTGTTCGCGGTGACGCGGGCCGCGATCTTGTAGAAGCCGTCGATGCCGGTCTGAATGGTCGGCTTGCCCTTGCGGGTGATCATGTAGATCTCGCGCTTGAACGGGTCGAGGCCGGTGGCCTGCGCCTGGTGGAAGAAGACGGCGAGGTCACCCTTGGAGTTGGTATCTACGCCCAACTGGCGGAGTGCGGCGATCTGGCGGTCGCTCCAAAAGTCCTGGTCGTCATGCAGGATCAGCGAGGATCCGCGGTGCGTCTCGATTTCAGTGGTCATGTCAGGCGGCTTTCTGCTCGGTGAAGCTGGGGATGGTCAGGGGCTCGGCGACGGTGTCGCGGGCCTTGGTGGTTTTGGCGATGTACGCGGCGGCAAGGAACTCGCCGAAGTGCCCGGCGATCACCTCGGCGCCCTCGCCCATCACGTACAGGGACGTGCCGAGCGGGGCGTCGCCGTAGCGGGCGTGCTCGCCCTCGCGGGTGTCCGGGGTGACGTGGGCGACGTAGTTGCCGGCTATCTCCGGCATGGGCTGCTCGACGCCGTCCTCGTCCACGTAGAACTCGGCGTGGGCGTACGCGGCGGTCTGCAGCTTGGTCTCGCCGTGCACCGACTTCGAGGTCTTGATGTCGATCTGCACCGGGCGGCCGTCGCACAGGAGCGGCGACGTGGCGATGAGGTCGAACGTGCCGGCGTACCAGTGCTGGCGATTCCCGACCGGGCGCTCCATGAGCAGCGGGGTGATCTGCCAGGCGTCGAGGAACTCGGCGTAGCCCGTCAGGAACGGGATGACCTCCTCGGGCGCTTCGACCTCACCGGTGCGGGCCAGGATCTCGGCGTGGTGGTGCACGGCGGTGCCCTGCACGGCCGCGGCGTCGCGGACCAGGTTGTGCGCTCGGCGCATGGCCCGCACGGCGGCCTCGTCCCCCATGACGGGGATCTCGGGGTAGTGCTCGATGGCCCAGAGGCCGGCCTGCTCGGCAGCCCACCACATGAGGGCGGGCTTCGGGATTCCGGCGCCGATGAGGCCGGTGACGCCACGGACGGGCTTGCCGTCGAGGCGGTAGCGGTGGGAGTCAGCGTTGAACGTCAGGCTCATGGGTTTCTCCTTCGGGTCAGGCGGCGTGTGCCGCTGCTTCTTGGGTGGCGATGAACTCGGCGAGGGCTTCCTCGGTGATGCGCCAGGGGGCGGTGCGTCCGGTGGTGGCGCGGAAGGCGCGGAGCCGGCCGGAGCGGATCAGGCGGCCAACGTCCTGCGGGTCGATGCGCAGCGTGGCGGCGACTTCCTTGACGGTGTGGACCGGCTCCATCAGGCCGCGTCCAGGAACAGGGCCCGACGCCGCTCTGGGTTCGGTGCCCAGATGCGGGTGAGGCGGCCGCGGGCCGGGCCGCTGGTGGCCTTCTTCGCGCCGTCCTCGACGATGTAGCCGAGGTCCCGGGCCCGAGTCAGGAGCGACCCCCACTGGTTCGGGTGGTACGGCTCGCCGATCTCTGCGTGCAACTCGTCTGCGGTGAAGCGACGCCCGTCCTTGGCCCACTGCTCGATGAGCGCCAGACCGCGGGCCGCCCACGTCGCGGTGGCCTGGTTCTCGAGTGCCATCGGGGTGCTCATGCCGCCACCTTGGCCGTGGCGTTGCGGCGGGGCGTCGGCTTCGCATCGGCCGGCACGTGCACCTCGTAGAGGTAGTCAAGGTCGACGCCGAGGGCTTCGGCGATGCGCTCGGCGATGATCGGGCGGGAGCCCTTGTTCTTGCCGGACAGCAGGTGGTTGATGGACGAGCGCCGCTGGTCAGTCTTGGGCGTTCCGTCGGGGTTGAGTTCGGTGAGAACGGGGCTTTCGCGGTAGACCTCGCGGGCCAGCGAGGCCTGCGTGTAGCCGCGGTTCTTCATGAGGTTGGCGAGGGTCTTGGGGTCCCTGAGACGCATGTACGTCCCTTCCTTCCATCGACGTCGAGAGGTACGGGTGGCCATGGGTTCTCCTTCTTCTAACTTTCGTTGACTGGTAAACAACAGGCTAGAGCGGAGAGGGGTGTCACGTCAACTGGCAATCAACATTCGTTTGTGGTTGGACAACATCGAGGGTGTCCTGATGGGCCGTGATCCCGCGCCACGCCGAGAAGTTTCTAGTAAACGTTTGTCGCTCGTAAAATGATGTTGGCTAGTAAACATGCGAGCATATGTTCGAAGGCGTGCACCGCTTCGGAGAGGCAAGGTCTCACCCATGACCAACCAGACGCCCCAGGGCACCCCAGAAGACGACGGACTCATCCAGTTCATCGAGGCAAACCGCGGCGACAAGCGCGACGCGGACCTCATCCGCCTCGCGGACGGCAAGCTCGGCCGCACCTACTTCACCGTCCTGCGCAAGCAAGGCATCAGCGCCTTCCCGGGCGCCACGGTGATCGAGGGCCTGGCGCAAGCCCTCGACGTCAAGGTGAGTGAAGTCGTGCTCGCCGCGGCGCGCAGCCTCGGCCTTCCCGCGTACAGCACCACAAGTCGTGACCTCGTGCTCTACGGAGCCGGCGAACTGCCGATCGACTCGCAACGCCTCCTGATCGAGACCGCAACGAACCTCCTCGGCTGGCAAGAGCGCGTTGATGACCTCACTCTGGCATCGAAGTCGAAGCCAGAGGTTGTTTCGGTCGACAAGGACTCTGAGGCGTACCGGGCGATGTCGGTTGAGGAGCGGATTGCTACTGCTGGCGTAACGGAGCAGGGCGAAGTTGACCTGGCTGCGTACAAGATGGACGGACCAACCATGCGTGAGCAGCAAGAGGCCGAGTGGGCGGAGTCTGAGGATCAGTCGCCTGAGGACCCCGACCACGTCGCCTGATCGTGTCGGCGGGTTCTCCTACGCTCGGAGAGTGTTCGATGCTCACCCTGCAATGCGATGGCTGTCCGGCGTAGATCACATCGTCATGCCACTGACACCAGGACTGCACGGGCTGACCGATGGCCGTACCTTCATTGCCACGCGGATCGGTCTCACCAAGACGGAAGAAGGATGCGCCGTCATGCACGAGATCGTGCACGTGCTCCTCGGGCACGACGGACACCAGCCTCAGGCGATCGAGCGAGAGGTGCGCGAGATCGCCGCGCAGATGCTCATCCCCATCGGAGAGCTCGAGAAGGAGCTGTGCTGGGCTAGCTCAGAAGGCGAGCTAGCGGACAGCCTCGGCGTCACCGTGGCCGTGCTCCGCGACCGCCTCAATCTTCCAGACGCACGCGCCCTGATGGAGCGCGCCCATTTTCAGGAGTGGACATGAGGGTCTACGACGACTGGACCAACAAGAAGACCGGGGAACGCAAGCCCAACTACGGGCGCGGCAAACGGTGGGTCGTGGCATGGAAGAAGACACCCGGCGCCCACGACTCCAAGCGATCCTTCCGCCTCAAGGACGAGGCCACAGCCTTCCTCGCCGATCGCATGGCTGGCCTGCCCCTGCCGGAGGAAGTCGAGGCCGAGCGCCTGGCGGCCGAGCGCGAGCAAGCGCAAGCAGATGCGCAGCGCCTGACGTTCGCCCAGATGTTCGAGTCGTGGCTGCGGCGCCAGGTTCACCTGGACGACCGATCGCGCACGATCTACCGGGCGTCCTACGCCAACGCGCTCGCGCCAGCCCTGGCGGACAAGCTCCTGGCGGACATCGACCGGCTGGCCGTGCAGGACGTCGTGGTGGCCGGCACGGAAGCGGGCCGCGCCGCGAACACGGTGCGCCAGGACTACACGCTCCTCCACGCGGTGCTACAGGAGGCCGTGCTCTCGGGTCACATCGCCAAGGATCCGTGCGTCAAGATCAAGCTCCCCACGGTGGTCGGCGAGAAGATCGTGCCGCTCACCGACGAGCAAGTGCAGGAGATCGTTGACGCGATGCGCCCGCCGTTCGCCGCCGCGGCAGTCGTCGTTGCGGCGACCGCGCTGCGTTCGGGGGAGTGGCGCGGGGTGATCGCGCCGGCTGTTGACGTCGGGCTTCGGATCCTGCGAGTCGAGCGTCAGCAGGTGTCCACCGTGCAGACGAAGTCAGTGCTCAAGCCCAAGCTCAAGTCGGAGTCCTCGCGGCGCCACCTCGCGATCGAAGAGCACACGCTCAAGGTGCTCACGTCGCTGATGCAGAAGCCGGGGCCAGATGGCCTGCTCTTCCACACTGGGGATGGGCGGATCATCACGCAGGGCTTGGCCCAGGCGGAGTGGGATCGCGTGGCCGCCGGCGGCAATTCGGACGGGTCTCGCGGCGAGCCGCGCCCGTGGATGGGAGCTGGCTGGCACCAGCTGCGTCACTACCATGCCTCACGTCTCATCAAGGCTGGTGCCTCTCCGGTGGCTGTGGCCCATAGACTGGGGCATAAGGATGCGACCGTGACGCTGCGGACGTACGCCCATCTCTGGCCCGATGATGATCGCCTGATGGCGACCACAACGGATGGTCTGGTCAAACTGAAACGACAGACAAACGACAGAGGGGCTTCGGAGGCCGCTTAG